TAACAATCTTGTTGCGATTTACTCGCAAGTTAGTCTTATGAAACAACGTGGCCACATCTTCACATAACTGTGGGTTGAATATGGCTTTTGCTGCAAGAGCGTTTGAAATGAGTTCTTTGGTTTGTGACCTATTCAAGAGAGTAAATTCTTCGTACTCTTCTAAAAATGGCGCTACCAAATTAACTGCTTTATCGACACTGCCTTCAGAAATTAAAGAGGCAACATCATAGATACGTCCTTGAAAACCTTGACTCAGATAAGCTTCCATTGCTACTTTACGCATGGTTTTTGCAGTTAACTTCTTGGTCGCCCATTTAGAAACTGGCAGATTAAATTGTTCGCCGTCGATGAAATGGCCGCCGATAGCGTGATTGTCTTCTACTATCACTCTTGTAGAGATGGACTCTACTACACAAGCCACTATTTTCTTTTTGATATCTTCATTAATTTGTTCTGGGGTTCTAACTTTAATACGGCGCACAACACCGTCTTTACTGCAAACCATGCCAGATTCTGGGATGACTCGGCCGGTAAAGCGCTGAGCTTTCATGCGTCCGAATGTAGATTGCATACCCTTTTGGTCATTTCGTTCGATAGCATTTACCAAACGCAAGCAAGATTCTTCGAATAGTCCTGCTTTCTGGCTTTCTACTATAGAGATTGGGTGAATATCGGTGATATTGATCGCACCATGGGACTTATGATGCTTTGCGATATAAAAGGTATTAGACCCCACATCTTCGATGTATAGGTCTTTCGAATAAAGCGCAGCTAAGCGCCAGTTTTTATTAGTTGCTTTGCCTAGTTCCTTAACTTTTGATTCAAAAAAAGCTACTTTAGCCTGAGCTGAATCGTTAAGGGCTCCCAAGAACTTTCGGCTATCCATTCTTATTGGACTAAGCGCTTTGTTCTGGTTCTGAGCCATAATAATACTCCCATTAAACGGTGAAAAAGTTATAATTAATTTTTGCTAAAAAGTATATTTTCATGATTTTGGTAAATCATGTTCTGTGATATCAGCGCCCTGCGATTCAGCTATCGGTTGCCCTTTAGCCCTCATCAGTATGTCATAATTCTCCTTAATTACTTCATCTCTAATGATTTTAGGGACTGACCACTCTACCAATAATTCCTGATCTTGGTTAGGATCATGAATAGTATTGGTCTTTTGCGTAGGCTGATTTCTAGAAAGACCATCAAGTTCCTTCGACTCAATTAAATACTCATATTTAGTATTTAAAGTCTTAGTATCGTCATAACTAAATCCGCGCCTCTCATGTATCTTTTCTAAATATGTTCTAACCCTTCCAGACACTTCTTTGCGCTTCATTTCGTTAATCAACTTTTTGTGAGCCTTGGCGTCAAAGCCGCCCTCACCAAGCGGCGGTAAACCCCCTGCATCAGCACCGCCCGGAGGAGCACCAGCTTCAGCACCACCTGGAGGAGCACCGGCTTCGGCACCACCTGGAGGAGCACCGGCTTCAGCACCCTCTGGAGGAGCACCACCTTCTGGAGGAGCATCGCCGGCACCTTCTAATCCACCCATAGCGCCACCGCCACCGCCGCCACCGCCACCGCCACCGCCGCCTTCTTCGCCACCTTCTTCGCTTTCTGGAGACTTGCTTAACATTTCTAAGTCTTTAAGCTCTTGGATTTCGTCGGGAGTAAGATCAGTAAAATGAGTCACTATCCATTCCTTAGGAAACCAGCCAAGATCCTTAAGATCCGACATTACGCCGACTCTCGTTCTCCAAGATTCAATTCTATATAATTCTTCCATAGCACTGGTAGCGGTGAGTGCTATTTCGAATCCTTTTAGATCTTCTACTGAGAAGCCTTTAAGAGCCAGATGGACAATTGCGACCTTCGTTAAGCCATTCGCCACTTCTCTTTGGATATATTGAACAGCTTTAGCGAACTCGCTATGGCTCTGCGATAAAGATTTTTCGCTTGACTCTCCAGCGCCTTCACCGATGCCTACTCTAGCAAAAGGAATTTTCATGGGCGCTACCATTTTCTTTTTGAAGTATTCTATATCTGCTATTTTGTCGACGTTCTCGCCGCCTTGAAGAATTTCGACATCAGGACCAGTACCGTCACTGCGTTTCGGTAAGAAATAATCATCCTCTTGGATTAGCGGACTATATCGTTCATCGAAAGAACCAGTGGTAGGGTTATAGAACCTCTGCCTCTTAAAATTCCTCGCAATCATCTGCATATATTCAGGAACTTCTTTGGGCGGTATCATACCGACAGGTATAATGAACTTACGTCGTTCTGGCGCTCTCGTGATCCTATAGATCAGAGCTGCATCTTCCATCAATCGCAATTGCTTAAATGCCTTCCTACCGCCGTCCAAGATCGATTTCCCGTAGGGCGCATAAAAGTTTTCAAAATTGGTCAATCGAAGATGCATCACTTGCCAAGGATGTAAAAATATGGGTTTCGGCCACATGCTGTCCATGTGAAAGAAGCCGATCAGATCACCATAACGGGTCTCAATCCTTGTGAAGTTATACACATTCATAAACTTAAGAGCCGCCACCGATGTCCGGTCAGCGTCAAGCGTGATCTCAAACGGCATATCGCCGTACTTGCACAGATACCTAATGGTAGGCCGGCAAAGTGTATCCCAATTTAAAGTGTTATAGAATAGGCTTTCGAGTTCTCGCTTCAAACGGATTGAACGTGCTCTAATAATTAGTGTATGCTTACGCTCAGGATCGACTAAACTATTGTGTACTATTAAAAAATTAGGGCCTGTTCCTACAGCAAAATTATGGTGCTCAGGAACCTCTATGTCATATACCTTATCGGCTTTACCAGCATCTTCTATCGCTTTTACCACCTTTTCGCCGTCTTCTTCAGTCGGCGCATCTATAGGTGCACCAGTGATGTCGGCATTAATGATAGTAAATGAACGAATCCGTTGCCCAGGCTTTAATTCGGAGGCACGAATATATTCATCAGTCTCAGTTAAATATAGATGTTCAGCAGTGTTAGTGATTATGGTGCCGTCTTCAAAGATCACGCGAATAGTATCGACATCAGTCCCAGTAATTCTGGCGCCTTTAGCGACAGCTGGAACGAATTTCTGATTTTCGATGTCATAAGCTATTACTATAAATTCGTGCTCGCTGCCGGCTTGGGCTAGCTTTTCGATCGTAATAGTTGAACCATTAACTAATAAAATCGGGGTACTACCCACTAAACAGGCTTCATCTGCATATAGATCAAGAGCTAAACTGATTTCGCCAGTCTGATCCATCTGCTCATAGTCTTTATATCTCTCTAGGCGATTTATCTGAAGATTGGTCTGGTCAAGAATAGCAGCTTGCTGGTTAAAATCGAGAAAATCACCGCCGGATGTTAATCTATCAAGGTTTGTTTGGTCTTGAAAAATCCTTTCCGACTGATATATTCTATTTTGCCTCGTCAGGGCACGTAGTCTATCGAATATTAACCAATTGCTAGCCATATGCCGCTCCAAGCCCTAAAATAAATATATTTACAATTACCAAACGACCTAAAAGCCGAACTAATAACGACTTAAATAATTTTAAATCGTTCCATATAATACAATTTAGCAAATAATATTATTTTCTCTTCTGTCTATAGAATTTTGGAGGAGTTACCAAAGGTCTACCCCCAACAGAAGGTATAGCTCCGAGTTGATAAGTAAATTGGTCTAGAACCCGCTGGGCTGCTATCTCAGGCAAATCGATCGGCTCCATGCTCATTGGTATTAGTAGGCCAGAACCGCCCTTTTCGATAAACGATTGCTGGTCTACTACGCGTTGTTCGTCCGTCAATATTGTAGGGCCTACCATCGACCTAAAATCTGTATTATGGTTAGCTGGCGAAACGATGCCACCATCATCGATAAATGCATCACTTGTACCAATAAAAGCAAGTGCTGTTGCAATTACTAGATCGTCGAAGTTACCTGCACCATCTTCTGCCTCAGTTTTAGAAGTATCCCGCCCAGATTTGTCTCTTTTACGAACATAAGTCTGAAATTGTTTAAGAAGCCTTTGAGAATATACTCTATAACCTGAATCATCCTCTCTAATATAGTCGATTAGAAACTTATTCATCGTCGGCTTGCTGGAAGCTGTGGTCGCATAGCCATATGGTGCTACCTTTAAAGCCCTTGGCCGGCGTTTCCTTCCACCCGCTTGAGGCTTATCATTTATATCCTTGCGTCGCCATAGTCTGGGATACATATAGTCGTGACGCAAAGCATCGATAATTATATCGCCACCATTATTGCGCTCTACAACTGCAAGGGCATTATTATAATATCGTCCGATTCTATCGATATACTTCGCTAATTCCCTCGGTAATACTCTTGCCATAAATTCAGCAGCTTGCTCTCTAGTGTCAAGATCAAATACTTCAATGGTGCTATAATCTCTACCTTTACCAGTGGCAATGTCAACCCCCATCACATAGCGGTGGGCAGGTCGGCTTTCCTCTAGAATGATCTTACCTCTTCGTCTCTCAGGAGAGCGGTTGATCGGTTTATTCCAAATCCAGAATCCTTGGTCTGGGTCGATAAATGAAAAATCTAGCTCACTTACGACATTGTTTGTGGGGTGAGTAAACGTCTGTAGTCCAGTTACCTTTTCTACTGGCGGCTTTATGGTTAAAGCGACTGCTGCGAGTGCGTTTTTATCTAGCACGGTGTTACCAGATCCGATAAAAGCAGCTAAAACTTCCTGTTCGAATTTCCAGCCTTCTCCTTGTTCTTGTAAAGCCTGCCACTGTTCTTCTAACCAAGGAGACCAATAAGGGCCATATTTTGAAATCTCGGCCTTTCCTGAGCATGGGCGAAGATTATCCCTCGGCGCTATGCGTTTTTTATCTAATGATAATGGATCTGTATATTCTATAGACCAGTCCATATCCCACCAATTAATGATGATGGGGTTAAATGGACTAACTCCAGCTTCTGCGTCTGTCCATGCGCTCCAATACCAATTACCAACACCATTGCTAGTGCTGATACAAATAACCGAACCCCCGTGCTGTAAGGTCGGCCAACCTGCTGCCCATAACACATCCATATTTGGAATAAACGCGGCCTCATCGATAATATTTAAAGATGCCGCATGAGACCTTAGAACTTCTGGGTGCGATGTAAGCGATTGTATCTTAGAACCGTTCGGAAAAAACACTTCGTGCTCATTTTGCTTTGTCGGAGCCCAAATCTCACGCATCCACGGCGGCAAGTTATTGAATAGAAAATATATGTGCTCACGCAAGAAAGACATCGCATCTTCATTGCGTCTGGAGACTATTAAGATGGTCTTATGAGCGTTAAACATGGCAAACCATAGAGCGAATGCTCCAGATATTTTCGAGACACCCGCCTGCCGGCATTTTCTAAATATGTTTAAGCGGTTTTTTCGAAAACATGTTAGAGCATGCAGCTGGTATTTAAACGGATCAAAAGGTATAACACCAGCTGAAGGGTGTTTTATTTTTCCGAAATTACGCAAAAACCAAGCGACTGATTTTTGGCAACGTTTTATAACTTCTAATTTAGCTTGTTCTGGCGTCATACGTCATCATTTTCGCCTAGTGGTTGGCTTAAAATTCTTTCTAGCATGTTCGAATCGATCCCAGCGCTCACAGTATTTTGCTGGATATTTATGCTAGACTTAGTGGCAGCCAAAGTTTTAGCATTGGCTTCGATCATTTTAACAGCTGTGGTGTTAATATTAGACTTAACTTCGATTGCTTTTACTAGCGATTCTATTATACCAGTAGACAATTTAGAACCAGTTCCTATAGCATTTTCTACTTGATCGCGCAATAAATTTATAAGGTCTTGGGTCTCTGCTCTATCCGCCTTGCATGCCTTTAAAACATCATCAGTAACATCATCGAGTCTACGCAAGTACTTGGTTATATCGACGGCTTCTGGTTCAACGCTTGCGTTATTAGGATTTTCAGTAGAAATAACATGTGGTGCCACATTGGCTAAGTCTAGTGTAGAAGGAACTTGATCGCTGGCCTTGTCTAAATCTCTAAATAAATCATTTAGTTCTGTCATCCGATTTTTCCTCGACGTTTTTTTCCATCAAAGACACTGATAGATTAGAAGCCGCCAACTTATCATGTAATTCTGTTACAGTAATCTTTTGATCATCTATCAATTTTAACAATTTATCTAGTTTACCTTCAGTATGGACAGCCTTGGCTTTTTTGCGTTGTGTCCTTGTACTCTTTTCATGAGCTTGCTTAGTAGCACCATGACTCATTTGGTCGATGGGCCTTTTTTTGGGGTGAACTCTTCCAGCAAGATCAAAAGGCTTTACCCTACTATGCCCAGTCGGATTATCAATCCTATTCTTTTTGCCGACTCTGGTCCGCCTGCGAACTCTCTCTACGACTGAGCCGCCCATAGATTCGGCAATAAAACTATTGAATTCTTCCAAGGTTAATGACTGATCAGCGATTTTTTCTACTATTAGATCGTATTTCATTTTACTCTTCCTCTTCGTCGAGTATTACTTTTTTGCGCTCAAGGGAGTTATTGGTGGACCCTCGGTTTATTGGCGAATCGGTAAATTCTGTGCTTCTTAATTTGAGTAATTTTAAAAATCCAGTAATTATAAATCTCGATAATTTAGTTTTTTCTATCAATTTTCCGACTAAACCATCATGGGGTTTATCATCAGTCCGTATCAATAGATCTAATGCCTCGATTATAATAATATGTTCTTCATTATATTGGCATATGTTCTTGGCTTCGCCGAGGAATCTAGCCATAACGTCATTCTGAGTTTTAGTCTTTGTACCGACGTGGTTAAGATAGGCGTCACTGTTTTTTCTATCACGTCCTTCTTTCTTGATATATGCTAATATGACGGTTCTCGCAACCTGCGACCACATATTGAATACTTTACTTGCGCCCTTATATAATATAGTGGTAGAACCGCCGAATAAACCCTGCTTCGGCTCTATGATCGGAGCTTCTGAAAACGTTAAATTGCACACTTTACACTTTTTGATGAGCTTAACCGTGTCTTCTAATTTTAGAATACCATATTCTAATTGGCTTGGCGAATATAGAATTGAATCGCTTGGTCTGTCTGGATTATAACATCTTCGACAATGTGGTCTAGCTTTATATTTATATAGAACTTTTTCGACTTGGCACCAAGCGGTATTTACTAGATCTCCCATGGAGGAGTCTTCTTGGCCTGGGTAGATCATATGAAGACCTTGCTTCCTGATGATCTGCCTAATCAATTCAGAAGCATTGGACATAATAGCGTCACGTAGACCTACGTCGGTACATCCTGTCCAAATATACTTGGTTAAATTCCATTCTACTATTTCATTTATAAAATATAAGCGTTTAGGTACTTCAGAGGCATCACTTACCAAATAATGCGCTGGGCACTTTAAATCTGGATCTGATGAGTTCGCTTCCATCTAGTACACCATTCGGAAAGATCACGGTAGACGGATAGCCTATGTGATCTATTATCTTCAACCTTGCTTTAGAGTGGTTATATAGGTATTTGTTATTTCGGAAATAAAAATCATATATAACACTCTTTCCGCGTTTATTTAGCCGCAAGGCTCGACCTATTTTCTGCTCGAAATCCGATTGCAATTTACCACCAGTAGCCAAAATCAACCTCTCGCATCCGCCTTTTAAATCTAAACCCCGATTGATTATTTTTCCACCGATAAGAATCTGGAACTTCCTATCCTCAAAGTCCCTAATTACTTCCCTGCGTGTATTCTTATCAGTCTTACCGAAAATAAAATGTGCTGGATAACCAGCACTATTAAACAATTCGAGCAAACTACGGCCAAGAGCCTCTCTATCTACTAAAATTAGTACTCCATCACCTTCTGGTAATTTATTAGTAGCTATACGATATATTAAGGAATGAAAATCGGCGTTTTCTACCATAAAATCATTTATAGCTATATCATAAGCCGTCGACTCCTTGATATCGCCCTGACCGCCGACACAAAACATCTTGTACTCACAAGGGATAATCCTTCCAAGGCTGGTTAATAAAGCCCTGTCGACTCTGTGAATAATCGACCCTAAATGCTCCTGCACCACCAAAGCTTCAACCGGCTTAGAAGGATCAGTAGGAGTACCACTAAAACCATATCTTCTACGGCCATGAAAGTGATTCCTAAAAAGATTTTTATATGATTCACTGCAAGCCTTGTCGCATTCATCGACTAGTAACATTTCAGCTTTATGAATATAATCTAATAATTCATTAGCATTCGCCTTACGGGTCTCGAATGCTTTAAGCTGATTCTCGAACTTATTATAACGCTTGGTATATTGGTGTTCATCCTCGCCTTTAAGATGCTTGGGCGGTACCGGTGCCGCTTTAGGTGGTGAAAGAGACTGTATCGAACCTACGACAATAGTCTGACCATTGGGCTTATGCCCAGCATAAAACATCCCTACTTCATCCTTAATATCCCGTAACAATAAACGTGATCGCGCCTGTTCTACAACAATTGTCTGATCAGCCAGAATGACCGTAGGGCAGTCGAAGATCTTACAGATAGCACAAGCCACCTCTGTCTTACCGGCACCAGTTGGTAAAGCAATGATCCCACATTCATTGGTAATTGCTTCTCTTATCGAAGTAAGCTGGTATTCTTCAAGGGTAATATCTGGTAGCATATCAGCGGTTACGATGTCAACAGTCGGGACTGGATATCCCCAAGTATCTCTGGCATCGGTTATAGAAAGCGGTAAATTATGCTTCTTACACACTTCGATCACTAGAGCCAACAAAGGCCTTGCGATCTTCTTTCTTGATCGATTATATTTTCTATAGACACCATCCCATTGCCCTCGCTGGTTAGGATCTATGTAAGTCCCAGGTCTTGAGACGCTGAAAGCCTCCCAGAGCACATTGTCTTCATGCTGGGTGATGTTTTCGAAATATACAAAATTATTGTCGCGTATGATTGCATTCATATCTTATTAATACATCGATAATTATTTTCCGGTTATAGTTTTAATGTGTTCTTGGTGCTTTTCTTCTGGCAGGTACCATGGCATCTTAGGTGTCGTCTTTTGAATGGGCTGGTCGCTATGAATCCAACCTTCCCTTATAGAGTAGCGGCCTGAATAGCAAGCACATTCTATAGAACAAAAGCTTATTTCTTGGCTGCTTTCAGACATGATCCTATCGCAGCACGCACAATGGGTGTGACTATTATCTATTCTGCAACATTTATCGTTTATCGGCATAATATCAACCATCGTTTATTTTCGGTGTACAAAGCTTTATTTGACCTATTCTTAGAATAGTTCTAAAGCATAGGGATCACCTTGCCAATCATATTTAAGGTCGTCTAATATTTTTCGTAATTCATTTCTAAAATTATCTGCTGCTTCTTTTTCACCCCGTCTATTCGCATGCCTTATTTTCATGCCGTAATCGGTGATTGCTTGGCGAGCCTTAACTAAAGGCCTATTAGGGTCACCTGCTACTTTTCCAGGCTCATCTCTAGACATCGGATAACTTTCAGATAAAGTATCGTATTCTAGAAACACATTCGGATCTTCTGTGATCATCCTTGCAAGCTTATTTATATCTATCCTAGCCATATCAGTGTACCCTTGTAACATAATAGGCTATATTTGATCTAGCTTAACTCGCAATTGTCACCGTCGCAGAACTTGCTGCCTAGAGCTTCATTGATAAATTCAGAATAGTCGGCATCTCTAATACCCTTATTATATTCGTCGACTTCTTCTTTGGTACATGGGATATAAGGGGCCTGGGGATAATTATGCCCAGTATGTGGAAGGAAGCTAATGCCCTTAGTCTGGTCTTCGTAAACCTCAAGTACCTTACTAATCTCTTTCGCCTCATTCTGCTTAAACTTAATGGTGCAGCTAACCTGATTATCAGCCCAATAACGCTGATAGTCTGTAGCATTAGCCATCTGTTGCCAGATACCGGCCTCGTCAACGGCTTGCACCCTCTCGTCTGTGACACCGAAGTACACCACGACAGTCCTGTCTTTATCAGTAATAGACGGCTCGATTCGATAACCGGCATCAGACAAGATCTTAACTAGAATACTTTCTTTAGCCACCCTAACGGTACGCCAATAGGTACCAGCTTCTGGATAATGAATACCTGGAGTAGCGCCAGCCAGCAAGGAAACCGATCCAGATGGCTTAACACTTGTCACTTTGATAGACTTCTGAATACATAGCCAATCAGCATAAATCGAATCCCATCGCTTAATCTCTTGGAACCCTGCATCGCAGAATTCAGTAAGCATCTTGCGCCTGCCGAATTTAGCGAACGCTTGAACTATGCCTGACTGTGATAAACCAATACGCCTATTTCTAAGCATTACATGATTAGTGCGGGCATTGTGGGTAGGTAGCAAAGTGACAGTCTTGGCATAAAGATAAGCGAATTTTAAAGTCCTCATGTAATCATCGACATTATCATGATTAGCTGGAAATGTCTCGCAGAGGCAACATAATTCGTACGATTCTAACGACTGTTCACAGCAAGGGTTAGTACCCATCACCCTGCCATCAATACCCGGCTGCCTGCCGTCAATCATTCTTCCATAGTCCCGAATGTTGTCGAGCCAGATTAGTCCTGGCTCACCATTGGCAGCTATTTGTTCGCCTATCTTGTCATAATTCATACCAACATTTGCGAAGACAGAATTGTTTGATGCCCATCTGTGATGGTTAAGAGCATTCCAAGTCTCTATCGCAGGGATAAGTCTTTCTTCTGGGATTCCTGACCCATTAAAATCCTCAAGAGTAGCTTCACTGCGCATCGAAGAATATATCTTCTGTGTACACTCATAAAACTTAGCCACTTCCTCTATATTCAACGTAGCAATCGGATTTTTCATGCTACTGTAAGCAAAATCATCAGCATTACCAAAGGCAATTTCGGCAGTGTTGTGGACCAGTCTACCCTCTGCCACGAATTCGCTACGATCAGGAACCGAAAGATCAAAAGTCTCTACCATAATGCCTTCGTCAACGACTGACTCTACTTCGATAGGCACCAAGTAAGCAGTCTTTGCGTCGCATAGTAAAGCGCGGCTATAGGTCATCTGATTTTGTTGAGGGGACCAAGATCTACCATAATTGACATTGTCACGATTTATCCATTCTGCTGGATATCCATAGTCATGGCCACTAGAATGAGTGGTTTCGCGTAGCGTCTTGACGGCATGCGGTTGTATTAAATCCCTAAACCGTGCAATGGCAAAATCACCTACTAGAGAAATATCCCACTTAGCTTGACCTTTATCATCAGCTTCTTTGCGAAGTCTTAGCTTGGTCGGAATTCCTAGGCTAGAATAAACTGCTTGAACCTGTCTTAAGAAATCTCTGTAAATGCTCGAAATCATGGTGGCTGGACGATTCTTAGTAGAACCATCGGAATCTAATAAACCAGCCAAATATGCCGCCCTAATCTCTGGCAAGCCAAGTCTGATATATTCTGGAACATTTAAAGGTGTCTTTGCTTGTTTGAGATTAGAATGAAGATATTGAGCGAACCTTCTAGATGTTACTCTAATTTTACGACTATTGTCCTGAGTAGGTTGCTCCCTAGGTGTAAACCCAAAGACGGCGAAACCAGCAATTGCTTTTTCGGTAATCAGATCGTGGTATTCGTCACGGTTGATCGGAATGGAGACCGATGCACCATGATTCTGGCGGGCTTTATATTGTCTACCAAGATAAACGTAACCATCACCCTGAATCGCTCCTAGAAACCAAGCTACTTCTGCGGTAAGACCAGGCACTACTAAATTATTACCACGTGTCGACAAATCACTGTATCCAGGCATGACGGTTGGAGTGCCGGGTATAATAGCATCAACAAAGACCATCCGATCGCCGGCTTTAAGCTGGTGTGCTCGTTTCCACTCATAAACACCAACACCTGTCATCACTGCTATCCTGTGGCGATCGGTGCAGCGGAACGGCCCAGTCTGGCTATTAATAGTAATAACCCTTTGAATCCCTTGGGCTACATTCTCAGCCACGGGATGATAACCGTCGGCGGTAAGGACAAGATCACCGACCTGCACTTGTTCGATAGGCACTAAACCGCGTTTAAGATGGACCAACGTACCCTTGGGTAAACATCGTCTTACATTGCCTGCCACCACGCATCTTCCGATATAATTCATGATATCAGTAATATCAACGCTAGACAAAGTGCTGCCAATTCGCCTAGTTAAGTGATTTCTAATAAGTTCATGCAGTTCTTGTAATATCCCAGGCCCTGCGGCCTTACCGCCAAAGCCTTTTATCGGAGCGTTGGCCGGTCTGATTATTGAATAGTCAAATTCTAGCGATCCTTCGTTGCTGTTCGTAGTATAACTATGGATCAATGACCTTACACTATCAACCCAGCCCTCTCTCGAATCTGATATCAAGTATGGCTTAATAATATCACTTGGCCTATTAATCTTAACCTTGCCGGCTCCCTTAGTGTCGAAACCGACGCCAACGCCAAGCAGACTCATATCCATCAAAAAGCAAAATGGCTCGGCTGGATCAGCTTCTATCTTGTCGTCCGTCGAAACGAAAGCACAATTGTTCAATGAAGCGGAGCCTTTTTCCCACATGAAATCGGTACCCATCATCCAAAGACCACGTCCCGGCGGTAGAAATTTAAATTCCCACATTCTTATGAACATTTCTTGCGCTGATCTTTGTGCTTTGCCTAAATCATAAGGAATGTGAAACTTCTTGCAATGTAACCTCTGAATTTCATAACAGCCTTCTATGACTCTGATAGCCATATCTAGAAATGTTTCTTTCGACCCATCCTTCTTAACTCTGGAATAAGTCCTATAGAAAACGAATTCTCCCAAGCCATTAAATCCGAATTTTGGTTTAGTGCCGGCAAAACTTTTTAAAAAATCAGCACTTAATTTAAAATGACCTACAGAATCATTCGCTGTACCATCGTTAAGATAAGTCCTAAAGCCGGTTGTCAATTTAGTCATGAAAGTGAACCCCATTCCTTTATGGTTTTAAAATTAGTAAAATTAGCATTGTTCGCAGAAAGATCTCGATTTACGACATAGAGCTTTCCGAGAGTTGGCAAGAACATTGCGTCCTGTAAATCTTTTGAAATTGCATCCATTGCAATTCTCCTACACAAATTATTGATAGCCAAAAATTCGATATTTATTTTACCAGCTTGAAATAAATTCGTTAATACCATATTAGATCGTGGCCCTTCGCGTTTGCTAAGGATCGTGTAAGCACTTTTTTCATCACAAAACTGCTTTAGAAACAGATAAACAGACTGAGATGTCTGGTCGATTTGTGATAGGGTATTATTACTACTGATCAATTGTTCATAAGATATCTGCAGGAGATTCTTCTGATGTAATGCCGATAGACCCTTTTTAATCGTTTTGTGCTTAAAAGAATTACCTATGGCAATAGCAAGAAATCTCTTGACCTCATTTAGATCAAGATCCCACTGTATGAATTTATCGCAGATAGCTGTTAAATACCGGTATTGATAAGTCTTGGTGACGTCTCTGGCTTTAGGAAACTTGAGATCTATACCAAAGCCCTTGTAAATATCTTGGCAAATGGTAAAAACTTGCTCAGGATCAAAAGTGTTTAAGTCTGTGTCCATACCGTTGTAAATACATAGCCAATAATTAAGGAAACCATTATGACGTTATCAAGCGAACCTCAAACCGACATGCCTTCAGAAGCGCCACAAGGAATCTTTGACGAGAAGTCAAATCATGTAATTGAATCATTTGGTGCGTCTTTAGAACAGACAGGAATCAATAAGGCATTCTGTGTTCTGTTTGATGAAAACGATAAATTTAAACCAAAGGTGTTTTTTAGAGGCGAATTGTTCGAAATAACGAAGCACACGTCTAGAATTCTAAATCAGATGCGTTATAAAATCATAGAAGATCTTAATGGGAATTTTTAGCTAATATTAGGCGTAGACACAAGTTTTTCATAATAATAACCAGTTACTCTTTTACCTTCAGATATTACTTGATTGATCCCTATCCCTTCCACTCCGCCAGTAGAATCAGGCCCGATTATCTGGTTGTTGGGTAGGATGTTATTAACTGGACTAAATAGATCAATATACGCCACACCATCAATATTTTCGAGAGATTTCACCAAATTACTAACAAATAATGACTGTCCCATATCCCATTTATCGATATTAAAGAAATCTGTGATTGATGCCTCTACTTTTTCTTTAACCACTGATGCATCAGCGCCACGACTAACCACTACATTAAGCTCGACATCGACCGTCCTTATAGCGCCATCAGCTATAACTACTTCGTCTGTAAGAACATTAAATTGCTCCATATATGATTTAAGAGCTAATTTTAACCCTACGCTTGCTGTAACAGGTCTTGAACTAACTCCCTCGGCAAGAACATATAATCTAACTTGATTAGCATTAATGTTTGAATATAGTGCAGATACAGCCTTTTTAACTGCACCATAAGTAGGATGTTTAAAAGATAGAGCGGCTTGTGCATAATCTTCAGCAGTTACAATATTGTTCCGAACCGCATATTCTCTTGGCGCTCTCTTTTTGGCTTGGTCCATCGTCTCTCTGTCGGTGCCTCCTGAGGACGGCACAATGTTTCTAAACCTGACAACCGCCGTCGCAGCGTATGTGTCGTTCGAAACCGGTCTAAGTTGGTCAATAATGTTTGCGCCTATCCTGCCTCTAATGCCGCCACCCTTTCTATAGATAAATGTTAAAGCACTTCCAGCACTTGGCTGGAAGCCATTAATGTTATCGCCGAATCTTAAAGTAACAGAGCTAGAATAAAATCTGACTTCTACTACCTTATCATTAGGGCCATATGATTCGATAGGCTCTGTAGTCGTCTGATAATATTCTTCTATAATGCCGTTTTTAAGAATGACTTTTAGAGGCGACTCCAAAACATTCGAATCGACGATGGTATAGGTCTGAGAAGCACCGCCGACGGTGACAATCGAATCATTCACAACCGTAGTACCTTCGAGACCAAAAGCTATGATGCCTCTCTTGCCAGCAGGGATAATAATATCGCCCAATAAATCATCTGGCGACCTATAGACTTCATATGATACTTGACCGTTATCCGGACCAGTAACATTAAAAATCTGTCCGGCTGGTACTCTTAGGTCAAACCCTAATGCAGACCCTGTAAGAGTTATCTCAATATTAGTATTAGAGGCGGTCTGCGGAAGCATTCTCTGATTAATTAATGCTAAATGGTTAATCAATGCATCGATCGTCTTACAAGTCGGCAAGGTCGCTTCGTTAGATAAAAGATCTGCTCTAAGCGATAATTTAGATATAGTCGAAGCAACTATTTCTGTTAACATCACCACGCCGTTACTAGCAACGAAATCGTTAAAATCATTAGGGTAATAAGTTCTAATATATTCAAGTATTGCTCTTCGAGCAGTATTAAAATCTAACGAACTAAAATCTATGTTTCTTAAGTTAGCTGGCGTTAGCAGCACACCTATTTGTTGCGGTGAATTAGGTAATTCTATCGTCGTTTCGATCTTGTTATCCATTTTGACCACCGTTGTTTATGAATGTATCTAGGTTCTGGACTATGGCAGGTTCTGTTAAAATAACATAGACTATTCTAATAGCTAAACCATGCCGCTCATAATCTGGCCTAAAATAGATATTTCTGACACTGATCCTAGGCTCATATTGCGCTATGGCTTGTGATACATTGCGCTTTAACATTTCAATTGTAGCGTCGTCTAGCTGATCAAAAACTGTAGAGCGTAGTTCTGTGCCAAAAAGAGGCATCATCACTCGCTCGCCAGGAAGTGTTAATAATAATTGAAGCAGATCATTTTTTATTAACTTATCGCCTTCCTGCCTTGATAATATACCAGAAGGCCCGCCGACAAATGGCGGATTATATCCATAATAATTGACCTTTGGATCTATAGCCATTATTTTACCACCATTGCTAACTTTCTTAATTCATCAAGTATGGTCGTCATATTCTTTCTATTTTCATCTCTGGCAACAAGCATCCGATTTTGACCGCTTTGATTTATGTCGAGATTTAAATATAGACTATCCTTTGTCTTTATCAATTCATCTCTTGCAGAGCCAGACGATAAATTATTAATCATTGTTTCGACTGCTGATAAAGTTTTTTCTATCTCATTTATGGTTTTCTGGTACCTGTTTATCTCGACATCTTGGGTTACTAGCAATGCCTTGTAATCGTTAAATTGGCTATTCAGTGATAAATATATTTTCTTGCTGTTATCATTAATCGAGCTAATTTCATTATTATTCAGGCCCATTTCAGCGTAATCAAGGTAATTTAAATTATGAACGCTAGAATATATGGCGTCGATTTCCGAGACATCGCTAGAATAGGGTATAGGAACACCGACTTCAATAAATTCACCAATCTCATATTGCAATCGATTATCATTTATAGTATCGGAATTAGCAGTACTGACGAAGTATACTGGCTCTGTAAGATAATCATTAGTGTTAAGACCGATTTTCTTTTTATAAAATAAACCTGTCGGTATCTGAGGAAATAAAAGACTAGCACGCGGAGGCTTGCCGCCACTAACAGTAAAGGTAATATTACCGGCTTGAGCCAGCTCCATAGGTAGAACGTTCGAATAAAACCCTGTTGGATATCTAATAATCATTATGTGTAAGTGTGCTCCACTTCCTTTTTGGGGCACTCTTCAAGCGGCCCATTGTAAGTTTTACCTCGATCAGTCGGTACGAATTTAGCAGGAGTAGCAGCTCTAGCTATCGGTTGCAAGTCAGATTTTACTTTAATCGCTTTATTAACATAAATAAAGCTATCTGAACCTGTCACACACATATTAATATTGCCAGCAGAAGTCAGATTTATATCGCCGTCTGAAATGATATTAACACTACCTTTAGCATATATCTGAGTGATCCCAGAAGCTTGACCATTAAATACCGCAACAACGTTATTCTTTTGATCGATGTACTGGTACATTGGAGCACCTAGACTAGCTCTCAAAGCTGCAAGTTTATTCTTTTCTGATAACCATAGGCCGCGGTCTGATGAATCTACAAGCTCTACCCACGACCCATCTCCGCCTGAATTGCCATCTCTGGCCTCAAACCCAGCATTTATACCGCCGCCAGCCGCTGAACCTTTTGAATTTAATGGTCCTAAGCCATTTCCAGCCCTAGTCTTCAATCTAATATATTCATTTTCTAGATCGATTTTAAGATGGTGAGTTCTAAGCTCAGCATCACCCATTGCTATTGGTTTACGATTAAACTCGTTTTCTTCTACACCGCGAAATTTTTCTTGAAAATCTGGCCCGAGTGTTGACGCTACCATAATATATTGATAACGATCATTGATCTCCATTGCTTGCCCAGCTGGCGATCCCCACATGGTCCTGTTTAACAAATCATTCTCATTAAATTCAAAGTTAAAGCCGCGTTGATTACCCTTTTCTGTCGTTTTACCTCCAGAGCCCGGCGTTCTTCGCCCTTTTACCATGAAACCGTTTCCTCTAGGTGTTTCTGCCTTATCAGCATCGGTTTCACTAGTACCGCGATCGTCTAAGACCAGTTTAAAACCATGTCTCGTGACCAGCCTCATCCATCTAGCATCGCGATCCCACCACCACAAGTCTTCTCTTTCTGTGCGATGCCCAGCCTCTTCCAATAATGGTCTTTTAACGAATTTATCTTTTTCAGGATCGTTGCCACGATCATAAGCTTGAAACAACATGCCGCCTTTTGTCCGGATTTTAATCCATCGAAAGTCCCAAAATTTGCTAACTGAAAGGAATCGCCTATCAGATTCTTTTTTTGCGTATTCACCTAGCCGTGATTTTGAAGATCTCGCGAATTTATGAAGTGCATCGAATTCTCCTGGCTGAGCCCAGCCGACATCGCGCATCTCTATTTTATGTCCATACCTAGTTAGCATCTCCATCCGCCTAGTGTCGCCAAAATCAGCGTTATGGTCTACATTCTTGTCGCCCTTTCCCCACGACACAGGTCTGTCTTCATTTATTAATTTTTGGTTATATAACCAGCGATCAACTTCATATATTCTATCTAGCTTAAAATCACCACTAAACTCTCCGGTAGCACCTCTAGTAACATAAGGCATGATCTTTTGATCGTTATTCCACCAATAACCAACATCACTCATTATTAACATGTTACCATATTTTGTAATGTTAGCTATGAATTTTTTATCTGGCTCATTAACTAAGGGCACTGCATTCTGAGCTTCAAACTTTTTTTGTTGGATCGGATCGAGCCCCAACGGAGCAGGCTCTATAAAATGCTCTATTGGGTAGTAACCAACAGAACTATCTATATTTAAACTACCATACCTAGATTGAACGCCCTGAGACATCGGGCGCCCGTCCTTAGGAAGATATTTTACATCATAATCAATTACATCTGGGAGCTTATTATTAGTATTTGGTTTTTTGTTAACGATATTTTCTACAAGATTCGCTGGTGGTGTGCGCTGAGCCACAAACGGTATCGGATAATAATTTAACCGAGTCGGTGCCGCATAACCACGCCAAATAGGTGCGTACGGATTGCTTTTTTCGAATTCTATCCAAACAAAATCGCCAATACACGGTACTTCAAAATGGCCGCTAGATTTGCCGCCTATAAAATTAGCAGGTATAGCCCACGGTGCCTCTACAGGCAATAAAGTGTAATCATGAATGTCTGGGCATTTAAACTTTATTCTACCCATCGCCAGCGGGTCGTCGGTATCGACAACTACCGCACGATGCGGACCAACGAAACGATGCTCTTGATCGATTTGGTCTTCTTTAACGAACTCCTGAGAAAGTCTTTCGAAATAGGTCGTCACAAGAGTTCCTTAAATACTAATGATAGGTTAGGACATTCTATTACATCTAGAGGTTTAGGCCAACCGAACACATCCCTAGCATTGTTAAAAGCTACCAGAACCCAACCAAGATTGACATCATTATATACTTCCAAGGCTACTAGATCAATCCTCCCTGCATAACTCGCTGGGACTTGATATTTAGTTATCTGGTCGGCTGGAGGTCTAGTCTTAAACACGGCCATTTCTACCCATTTTCCATAAGTCTCTTTGCCATCGAAAGTTATTAGTGGTGTATGAACATATCTTGAAGTTTGGCTTAAAGGAAATACCATCTTGACCCCTTTCTAAAACCAGCCCTTAGTAGGATATTTAACTAATAGCGGAATATTAGCCGAGACATCTTTCGTGTCTGCTGTTCTACCGCTTGTCCACTCGATAAGAGTCATGTTAATATCAGACCGTAGTGGAAATACTTTATTTGTAAAACCCTCATAAATCATCGGCCCAGAATGTTTAACATCAATTGCTGCGCAGTAAAAGGTATAGCAATCACTTACATTGCCATCGTACGCTGCGCCGCCATCACCAAATAACCCATATTTAAAATAAATTATAAAATCCTCACTCTTAAGATTCTTAATCGTGGCACCTGCTCCATCGGCGCCTACACCAGAATTAATATAACCACGTATTTTCTTGACTTCTCCAGCCACATGGTCGACATCCCACGAGCCTTTGCCCAATTCATCTGTCACAATATATGTCCAAGATAATGAAATTTTTCTAGCATCTATGCTCTTGACATAAGCGATCGGCGGCAATGTTGCATTCGCCTTCGATTCCCAATTCATAGACTTATTATCAGAAGTAACCTGTGGTGGAAATTGAAAATTAACTGCTGTTCCACTGCATTGGCCGACGCGCTGCTTTATAGCGTCCTTTATCATTTGCGGCGTGCCCTGCGGTGTTCTTTTTCCATAGAAAACTAAAGAACACGATTCGGCTATGACCTGATCAGATTCCGTTAATTGAAAAGCCATTATATTTCAAATCCTCTCGGTGAACCGAAGAGACTAATCCCAAAATTAGTTGCATTCCTCTGATCTTTGGGTTTTAGTGCTTCAAGAATTTTATCAAGTGTGTCTTTAGAATCGCCCAATAGTTCATTGGTCTTAATAACTGGGTCTTCCTCGTTTTCTACAGCTGGATTGGTTAAGGTCGTAGGCTTTCCAGAGGTCAATTCTGAAGCAATCTTCGTCTCATCACTGATTGCCTTAGAATATTCCATGCCTATCTTCTCTAAAGCAAGTGATAAGCTTTTGACCTTCTCTAAGGCCTCATCAGTCGGCGAAAACTTCTGGAATGCTTCGATAATAGCTGCAAGCGGTAAGGCAGAGAGGCCGGATACAGCATCCTTTATAAGCATCATAGAGGCTGCTAATCCACCAAACGATGCAGCAAGCCGCTCTAATGGATCTGCGAATTCATTTAAAATCTGAGCGTAGTCTGCAATTTTGTTAACAGCCACACCCAAGAATACTGACGCAAAATAGATGCTCATCGCACCTGAAAATAAAATTGCTCCAGCAGCCATCATACCGTATGCTATCCAAGTTATAATTGGTACCGTCACCCATAATTGAAGAATCGCCGCTAGCAATAATGGTCCAGTTATTAGCAATAAGACAGCAGAAGCAAGCAACATTCCAGATGCTGCCAAAAGCGCAGTAGCACCTATTAAGGCTGCCGTTCCAGCATACATTAAAGCGGTGGAAAATATCACTAAGACAAATGACGCAGCGAGAAGGACACCTGTGGAAGCAGCTATCAGAGCAGATGCGAAAATCAGAATAGGAGCCGTGCCTAGAAGTAAATAAGCACCACGTAGTAAGGCACTAGCACCATACCATAAATTCATACCAGATGAAAGAATTTCGCCAGAGGCTTGTAGCAGAATCGGGGAGATACTAGCTAAAGCTACAGTAGCAGCCGTTAATGCGTCAATCCCAGCAGCGACTACCATCACAGCATAGTTTAATATCATCGCGCCGACCAGTAAACCAAAGGCGCCCGTCACAAGTGGCTGTGATGCCGTAGCTAGAATTTCAGCGACTTCTTTTAGACCAATCACAGCAGCCTTGGCAGTGTCTAAGAAAGCTAAATCTAAACTCATGAAAGTAGCGCTAAGAGATTGAATGGCCTGTGAAAATGCATCTAATGGATCAGCTATTTCGCCAAGAGCGACTACCTTAGCTGTATCTATGCTTGCCAACGCATTAACGCCTGCGGCTATCGTGGTGGCTGTGACAGCAAAAACAGCCAAAGCAGCCGGATCGATGCCTGCCATTAATGCTACTAAACCAGCAACGCCAGCACCGAACTCTTGTAATGGAATAGATATAGTCGATAGCAAGTCGATCGAAGCTGGATCGATCGCACCCATAGCTTTAAGTAAAGCCGATATGCCTGTTGCAACGCTTGTAAAATTCGCCGCAAAATCAGCCCCAGCACCACTAAGAGCTTGAGAAATAGCGGCAACACCCATAGAAAACATGGTTAAAGGGCCGGCCAGAAGAGTTAAAACACTGATCGCTTTAGGGTCGATAGTAGACAATGAACTTATACCAGCAGCCAACGCTTTGAAATTATCACCCATGCTAGCGCCGCCTAGAGCAAAAGCAGCACCGATCATCATTACGCCCAACGCTAGCGGCAACAAAGCAACGCCTATTGCTGCTAATCTTAAAGCACCAGTAAAACCGACCTCCCAAGCAAAAGCTGCTAATCCAACGCCAAATTCTTGCATCTGAGCAGCGAGGCCTGGTTGCATCGCCGCAGCTATCATCGAAAGCCCATAGGCCAGTAAGATCGTAGCTGCAGCTAAAACAACACAAGCCACGGCGAATATGAAAAAGGCTGCAGACAATATCAATATAGCAACGCCAAATGGAATAGCAGCTGGTATAAACACCACCATAGCCGTAGCCAAAAGATATAAGGAAACCGCCAAAAGCGCAACACTAAGAGCTAAAGTAGGTGTCAGCACAGATGCTACCAGCAAGAATGCTTGTGCCATAATATAAATCCCGACAGCTGCTAGTATAGCAGCGACGCCAAACGCAAGAACGACCACGGCGAAAGCCAGCAGTACAGGGGCTCCCATGGTTAGTGCTGGGATCACATAATAAAGAACGGTGCCTAAAATACCCAACATTACAGCGAAAAACAAACCGCCGACAACGATCTTACCATAATCTACACCTGCAACAACAACTAAAGCTTGGGCCATAACCCACATAGCACCAGCAGTTATAAGCAAAGCGACAGAGAGAATAAGAATAGGCACAGCTGCTGTTTTTGCAACGCTGGCCAATTTATCTATACCGCTTGAAATATACCCAACAAAGGTATTAAATGCTTGGCCAACGCTAGTGGCCAAAGAAGATAACATCGAACCCACAGAGCCAACCATGCTCTGAATGAAAGTCGTAATCCTAGTAGTAGCTGCAGTCACAGCATTACTAAAGAATCCGACAGTAGTAGCAGCAGAGTATAGCCACACGATTATAGAAACAATAGGGCCCATTAAAGCCGCAAGAGATGCGCCTAAGAGAATCGCGCCAACCACTAATATACTAAAGATGTAAACGCCCCACTGAAATCCTGCGACAAGCAGATTCCAAAATGGTATAATGCTCCCAATATAATTAGAAAATTCGCCTAATTTAGCACCCAAATAAATAACGAATTCTATGACATTATTTAATGCAGTAACAAGCATTGTCACGAATTCAAAAAAAGGTTTTATGAACATTATGATCAGAGCACCGCCTCGGCCAGCTAGAATGCTTAATTGGCTAGACAATGTGCCCATGGAGGCATTAAACTTATCGCCAATCGATTTAGAATCTTCCATCCTTTTATTTAGTAATTCTACAGCTTCGATAGAATTCGGATCTATGCCGCCAGCTTTCATCTCCTCTGCCATTTTCCTATATATGGCAACTTGTTCCTCGGTAAATCCTTGGCTTTTATATTGCTCCATAAGAATGGAATTAGCCTGCAGATCGTCGCCTATATCATTAAAAGCTTGCGATACTTGTGTAGCCATCGCGATATTAGCCTTGCCTATATCTTTAGGGGTCTGGATAGCAACACCAGATAAAGCTTCTAGCCTGATAATATCGTCAAAAGCCGTACTGTTCATCTTTTTTACAGCATCTGAACTAACGCCTAACGATTTAGCCATAGCTAATTGAGCAGAAGTGGCTCTATTAACAGAAGCCGTGACTTCTTTGTCTAGTTTATTGCCCAGCAGGAGAAATCTCTGTTGCATAAGATCTACAATTACTTGGACATCCTGCCCTTCTAAACCGAATTTAGCCATCGAATCAGCTAGGCCAAACATCATTTCCTTGGTTTCATTAACATTGTAGCCCATATTCTTTAACGTTCTTGAAGCACTGGCCAAGGACTTACCAGACAGTCCTGTCATCTTTTCTAGCTGAACCATGGTGGTGGCCAACTCGACTAAATCTTTCTTTCCTGTTTTGACATTGATTAGCTCCTTAACCATCTTAGCAGATTGTTCTGCTGCTATGCCACTCGATAGTGAAACTTGTGCCGAAATATTAGCTAATTCATACATCGAACCTACTGATCTATAAGTTGATTCTCTAAAATTTTCTGCTATTCCATCTATCTTTTTGGCTTCACTTACTACTTTGCCCCAGATATATGCCAACATCTGTGTCGATGTTTTATTTTCTTCGATCTCCTTGTTAAGTTCCTTTATTTGTCTTCTTAATTGCTGGACAAGCTCGCCTTCAGTCTCGACTGCAGCAGCTTCAGCGGCATGTGATTCATTCTTTGTGTCAATAGCTGTTGTTATCTGGTTAACGATCTTCAGGTGGTCTTCTAAAAGACCTAATTCAGCTTCAGTATACTGACCGGTTGCGCTCGTAGAATTTCTAATATTTATAGATGATCTCTGTATCGCCGCCATTGCTATAGATATTAGCTTATAAGAATCTGCAGAAGTCTTAGTGGCGAGTTCGATCTTTGCCACAGCTTCTTCGTATAATTTGTATTCTTTATTGTATTTATCGAATTTGATATAATATTCATCGAACCCGGTATACATCTTATCCGATTTTTCTTTAATAGAATCGATATTCTTTATAAAAGTATCAAAGCTAATGTTAATATCGGCTAACACTTTACTTCCGACCACGGCTGTGTTTAAGGCGTCGGATAATGAAGCGACATTACCACCAAGATTTTTAGACTTTAATTCTATATTAGTAAAATCTTCTGATAATTTAGTCGATGATACGAGCGCACCGCTCAAAGATGTTTTCATAGTCTCAGTTAGTGTATTAATCTCACCGACATTTGCCGATATGTCAGTATAAGCATTATTTATACTATCAAAGGTATCAGATAGCCCTTTATTACTATCGGCTGTGGTCGCTACAGCATCGGCGAAAGATTTGGCGCTAGTAAAAATATCCTTGAAATCGGACTTTATGGTGGCGCTGCTGCTGCCGATTGCTTCAAATACTGATTTGGTACTATTTAAAGCTGCATTAAGTTGCTTATCTATATCGCTTGAAAGCTTAAGAACATCATTAGATAATGATCCCAAAGCCTTTTCGGCTAACATAGTATTCATCTGTAATTCTATGCTTAAACCTAATACAGCGGGATCTACAGCCATTTATAACGCCTCCGGTCTTATATACTATATATTCGATGGGGAATATTATTCTTTAGCTGAGAATCTAACGGAAGCCGTGTCTGTGTTGAACCGACAGACATCAAAAATGGTCCTCCACTCTTTAGTATCTATATTCCAACGGTGTTCAAATCCCATAAGTGTCCAATTACCAGTCCAATTATGAAATTGGTTAGAGCCGTCCCCATCTTCTAAGACAGGGTCTGTCGGTTTTGTTCCAGAAGAATCGTCGGGCCTTATATATTCAATGTAAATAGTATCAACACCCAGACCGATAGTGTTATCGATCAATCCTGCTCCAGGAAAATCGAACCTGGCATGGATTAGATTATACGTTCCGTTTAAATAAAGATTAGTTGATCTATTTCTGATATAATCCCTATACATAAAACCTGTTGAACCATCGTTAAAAAGCTCTGGCGGTGTTCTACTAGCTGAAGTGCCTTTTAAAAAGCCAACAGCATCATTCTGCTTAACTGGCCCGTGTCGTGTAGGATAGCCGGCAGTGATTTTAGAAGCAGTATTTATGTCTTTGACAATACAATATAATTCCTTAGGATCACTCTTTATATCTATATATTCTCCAGTAGTAGTACTAATCCCACTACTTGCTAATTTATTAATCATCGCTATAAAATCTTCATTACCGATAGCATATAATTCAAAAATATCTGCATTCTTATAAATCCCTAAAGGTTTAGGCTTAAATTCTCCCTGTGGACAGATATTAATCAAAGGCTGTATGCCTTCAACAGGAGCGTATTCTTTAACCCCATACACCATTTGCGTTTTGGTTTTAGTAAACATAGTGCCCATTTCCATCAATTGCCTGATGAATCGCGGCGGGCGCTGTCGCATCATATACCAATAATTCTCATCGTTATCAAGCGTCGGTGTTACTTTGAAAGGCGTCGAAGTGTTTTCAGAAATTACCTTTTCTATGACTTTCGATATCTTACCCTTATATGCTTGTCCGCTAGCGCTAGCATATGCCAACTGATAGTCGGCTGTGGTGATAGCTTCAAAATCGATAACTATCCCTCCAAAGCCACCGCGCGATCTGATATTAGCTTTAGTCAATAATAATTGAATCTTACGAGTCGAAGTTTCGGGATATACACCCTGCGCATATGCTATTTTAAAATGTACTTTAATCTCTTCTTTTAACTTTTTAGGATACCAGACGTTTTTATAAAAAGCATCCCAGCGCTCTAAGTTTGTGTCATAAATAGAAAAACGTAACTGTAGACCGCCATTATAGGCCCCAGAAAAGAATAATTCTACTACTGCAAGACCTATATTCTCATTAACATATGGCGGTATAGTTAAATCAAGTACAACTATACCGGCCATTTTCGGAGTAAATGCCATTATCGAGCCTTTATCTTTAGTCTAATCAATGCGTTTTCATCGATTTTCACTAAATTATTGTCAATATATTTTATAATGTCTTCCCGCCTTAGACCTGCCTCTGTAATTAACTCGTTCCAATCCTTAATATTTTTTCCATTATAGATCTTAGGCGGCACCACATAATATATATCATTCACATATGGTCTTATTTTATTATAATTCTGGACTATGCTTTGCAAACCAGCCTTGTCATTATCGGGCGTCAAGAATACCTCTTTAGCACCTGTCAGCCTTAGCTTCTTGCACTGATTGTCAGTCAAAGCCGCTCCGCCGCTAGCTATAGCACCGAGACCAATACTGTTCTTATCAAATATCGATTCCGTGATAAAACAGCGGCCATTGTGAGCCACATCATCGAATCCAAATAGAAAATCACCCTTCGAAACATTATTAACTCCAACTACTTTTCCTTCTTTATAAATATTACGATCTGGAAAGCGAAATGTTTTATTAATAAAAGATCGCGATTGCCAATACACCATTTCGCCAAATTCGAAGTATGGCCAAACCACGTCGTTACCGCAGTGATGCAAAGCTTGATGCTCTACGTCTTCTTGATTATACCCTCTTCTGATCAGCCACATCAAGATAGATGTCATCAATGTAGAGCCATGTTCATTTATAAGCGATGATCCGGTTGGCAATTGTATTTGGTCTTCTATTACTTCATGGCCTGACGGTTCGACGGCCGATAAGCCTGGCCTAATCCCAGCAATTAGCCGATATGCTTCTTCGAAACTGCAATGTCTAACAAGTCTTATAAAATTTAAAAACGAGACGTTCCGTTTGCCGCTCTTAGGATTAGCTTGTCCGGCCCAAGTTTCATCTCCGCGCCAATCGTGACATATGCCTTTTTTCGGATTTATGTTAAAATGAAAACCGATATCGTCGTTCAGAGGATTACATATTATGTATTCTTCGCCTTCCCGTCTAACCTTGTAGACATGATTCTTTTTAATATATTCAATAATCTTTTCAGCTGGAAGATCCCACTTTTTCATATTCACCCCGATAAATAATACTAATTTATCACTAGGATGAATTTTCTGCTAACTCTAGAGGAGCCATCTGGAAGATTTAAAGTGATTTGATACTGATATGTGCCTTTTAAGAAGTCGGCGGTATTAACATCATATTGCACAACATATGGGTTAGAGCGATAACTACCCTGCCTTAACCCTATGCGGCAAGCTGCTTTGTCGACCAAAGTTTCGCAAAACTGAGTCTGAATCGTAATGGTAGGATTCAAGAACGGCATTAAGGGATTTACTAGATTAAAATTATAATCATATAGTGGTAAAGGCATTAGCCCGACTTCTAACGTTCGAAGTTCTGGCTGATAGAACTGTTGGTCAATCGGTTCAAACCCAAACCTCACCGTCTGTAATTTATCATTACAAAACCATGCGTCTGGAAAGACCCAAAACCTATGACAGCAGCTAAGATTAGATAGTATAATCGGATCTGTACCAGCTGTTCCAGTATTGCCGATAGGTGTATAGTACCACACATCAAAATAAACATCTGGGGCTATAAAATCTGCTGGTACCAAGAAAGGATAATGATATTCACCCACGACATCAGTAGAAACACACAACGGCGCAGGGTATTCTGTAGAATCTCTTTGGCTTATATCAATTGTTGCTGCAAGATTAGAAGTTAACACTTCGGTTTTATAAATTTCTATTTTAGAAATCTGATAGGGCTCGGCCGGCTGACCCGAGTTATAGAACTGAACATTCAGGTCTAAATATTGGCCAAGCCTTCCGGCAATTCTAGGAAACGCAGATGATAGTGATGAGCAGCTCATAACATATATTTGATAGATTAACGTCTTGGTATACTTGGCATTGAAGGCATGCTAGGCCTAGAAGCTCCGGAAGATGCTTTTTTCTCGGCTTCAGCTTGCTTTTCGTTTTCTTCTTGGATTCTTTTAAGCCACCACTGCCTGTCTTCAGAAGACATCGCAGCTTGTTCGAATAGCGTAAGCTTGCCGTATCTCTTTAGAAGAAACTGCTGCTCCATTAAATTGCTATATTGCCTATCATATTCATCAGGCTTTAACTGGGCGAAAAAAGCTTTCAGATATCGGTAGTTCCGCTTTAAACTCGTGCTCACACTGTTGACAAGTGATGATAACGGTAGTGTCTATACCGGGTGAATGCTCTCTTACCCATTCTCGTATGGTCGACGTGTCTGTAGAGTGAAGTTTTTGGACAAAAGAACGAATTGCGATCTGATCAGTAATGCCCATCACACTAGTGATCATCTTTTCAAGATTTTCAGTGATTGACTCGTCTAGATTATTACCATCTAGCTTTTGCTTGTTTCGCTGTGAAGGTAAAATGCTACCAGATCGTACTGAATTACCAGGCTTGGAATAAGCTTGCTTTCTGAATTTTCTTTGCGAAAGAATTTCATTGGCATCAGATGCTCGTAAAAATCTAACACCTACAAACACTTCTCTGTTAGTAACTTTAGACATATAAGGCAATATGACCTTAAATGGCTCACGGCCAACTGAAGCGTCAGCCCAAGTTATAGTATTAGCTAAATCATTTAAGTCATACTTGTGAGTTGCTGAAGCATCGCAATTTGGACAGCTAATCATAAATTCATAAAGATTACCGTGTGTTATGCCTCTTAGAAAATAGAGCAAAAACACTCTGTCGCCGAGCAAAAGATCGGCAGGATCAAAACCGTCGGGAAATTTGCAACATTCTCTGAATAGATAATCAATTGACTGGCCACTCTGGGCCAAGCGCTGAGTGGCTAAGACTTTTTCTGCAGTCTGTCCCATGGCTTTAACCATTACGACGCCATCTGGCCAATTATAATAAATCCCTTTGCTCGGTAGTGTGCATTCTTCCCAAGGTATAAGCTTGTCTTCTGGTAATGCTATTAATTGCCGTAAGAACTCTTCATTACTGCTGCCGCCAAGTAGATTCTGAAGATCAGGATTATGCGCTTCCATCCTAACATCCTGCTGGTCTTCTTTTTCAGGTCTTGGTTTATTCTTAGCGCTGCCACCTAGTGGAATATCCTCTTCTTGTGCCATATCGATTTCCTAAAATAAGATGGAATTTTTTTTGCTCTATTATATATACAATTTAGAATTGTTTTGTTAATCTTCGGCGTAAAGTGCCCAATCGTAGGATACGGTGGCTTCGACAACTTTTATATCACTGCTAGTATATGTTAAATCACCAAATTTTATGGCTTTAGGCCAGCTCTGATTTAGAGTATAAGTCTGACGTGATGAAATAGAAGGCGTATAAACCAATATCTTAGTCTCTTTTTTATATGAAGACGCAAGGGCCATCCCTCTATTCATAGTAAAAACCGAATTCATCCATGTTTTCATGATATTTAATAAACCAAAGTTATCATACCATGTAACAGATATATCGTCCCAATTTACCTTCTTGGCGAACTTGTATTCTACACTTGATCCTAAAACCTTTTCTTCTTCGACTGTAAATGTGGGTAATTTGCAGTCTTTTAATGCTAATAATGACTTGGTGGGCTGCTGGTTTTTTACAAAAGTTCCTAGAATATTTGATACATCCCAAAAAAAATTAGTATAATACTCATCTGTAACAGTATTTAACTTAAAGTTAGGATCTTTTCCTTCTTTAGTATCGCCAATTATAAATCCTGGCAAATTGCTCTCTCCTATGCTATTTATTATATCTAGACGTCAGCATAAGCTGGATTTTTCGTTTCTTTTACATCCAGATAGCGTAAAGTGACAGAGACATTACCGATTGAATCAGCTTCGTAGTCTAAATTAGATGGTGTTACATTTAAAGGAAAACAATGGAAAAGCTCATATATGTGTAAAAATTGCCCTTTTCCGTCAAGTAGCGCTAATTTTGCATTAAACGAATAATCTACAAATTTAGAATATACACCCTGCTCGGATTTAAATACTAATTTTCTCATCCATTCATAGATTCTTACCGCAGGGCCATCGGCCCAAGATAATGGTCCGACTATTTCGTGGAAATCTAATTTGATAGGATTGTGCTTGAATTTGCCTGGTCTATACATGGTGCGAGGCCCATTATGGATTGAAATTTCTTCAAAATCCATTGTGGGTCTTTCGCACTTTTTTAAATATATTAAGAGATTGCCTGGAGCGTCGGACGATATCTTACCGTTAAAATTTTGGCCATCGAAAGCTGGTAACAGCTCGAATAGCCAACGGTAATTTCTAGCTGTCTCCATCAAATGATGAGGAGTACGCGCCGCCGCGTACTCCTGACCTGATTTGTTAATGCTATCTATATTACACTTCGACTTATCAGTCGGAATATAAAATCCTGGCATAATTTATACGCCTTTTTAGCTAGGCTGAGCGCATGTTGTTCCCAAAGGACCAGGTAGCGTTGGATTAGAACACTCTCGGATGGCTCGGTCGTATCTCATTGTCGCATCGCAAGTCAAGATGGCATCGCCAGTATAGTCTAATTCTTGCCAATTAAAATTGGTTGGCCAAGTACCATACATGTCCCATCTTTCATTAGTCGTACCAGCTCCATCGACTAATTTAAGCGTTGCTTGTTTCTTGTAATTCTTTGGATGGTTAACACCGATTGTGTCTAAACGACACACGGACTCAAGCCAAATGTACAAGCCTTGTGAAATATTAGGATCCTGTTCAACATCATACCATGTTAATGTACAAGCTTCCCATTCTTGCTTACCAGCATAGTATGCTTTTTCTTGCTGGTGTTGCATATCTAGTTCAGAAAATTTAAAGGTCGGCCTTTTAGCTTTCTGAAGAACCAACAGCTCTTTTGCTGTCCAAGTTCCATTACCGGCACCTCTACCAATGGTTTCAAAATACCATCGGTAGGTTCTTCTGGTTTCCATAATGTTGGTAGGTGCGTTGGCGCCGAAGCCTGGCATCCCGCCTTTATTATTAATATTAAATCCTGGCATTTTAATGTTCTCCTTTTGAGTGTTTTTAGACAGTTACTAGGCCAGCTGCGGCTAAAGATTCTTCAGCTGCGAAAGAAGCACCGGTTTTTAATACCGCCATATTTAAGACTATGAATTCTACAGTCTTGGTTGGTTGTAAAAACACCGAGACCCACAATTCATTCCTGTCGATCCTTTCAGGAGTGTTGTTAGAGGCATCAACAACCACTTTATAACCAGAAAGACCCCTTCTAGAAGCTATTTCAGATAGGAAAGGATTCACGACATTATAAACCTGTGACCAAAGAGTACGGTCATTAGGTTCAAAGATGAAATTCCTCAAGATAGTGGTTAAGTTCTTTTTAATATAAATCATCAACATCCTAACATTAACTCTATCGAGAGCAGTTGGTGAACGCTGAAGTGTTCGCTGGCCCCAGACTACTATACCGTCTTGAGCGAAGCTAACGATTGGGTTAACGCTATTGCCAGATCCGTATAACAGATCTCTCTCTGATTGGGTGGGGTTATATTCAACAGCAAGAGCTGTCTGAATCCTACCACGTCGAAGACCGGCTGGTGCAAACCAAACTTCCGTGTTCTGTGCGGTTCTCGAGAAAATAGCCGCAACATGACCAGAAGGTGGTACCCATCGTTCTTCAGCGCTGAATTGGTCAAAGATCTTCAACCAGCTCCAATACAAAGCACCGTACGAGCTATTGATAGCACGATCGAGATCATCATAAAGAAGACCATTATGCCAATCTATAGCTTGTTGTGGTCTAAGACCGATTGGAGGATCGACCAAAAACAGAACATCACCACGATTCTCGCAAAGCTGCAAAGCAGATCCAATCACAGCGCCAGAACTAAATCCTGGAATAGCTAACAACATAATGTCAAAAGCTTCTGGGTTTTGGAAAGCGTAAAGTCCTGAGCTGGTGGCTGGGTTTCCAATCACGGCAGCATCAAGATAAGTAGCAGAATCTGCAGGATCGGTCGGAATACCGTTAGCCATACCTCTAAATTGCCTGTTGCTGAACGAGGCAGGATGCCTGTCTTCACCAACGCCAATATAGGAAGGTCTTTCGATCCAATTAATAATCGCATTGCCGTTGGTCCCACCGATCGATGAGCCAGGGTTTATAATGTTGGCGATATAACGCGCATCAGTTGGATCAAATGACACATCAGTTATTGAATCAACAGCATAGCCTGAAGAGTCTTTAATTGTAATGACATATTTCTGACTAGTTGCTACATTGTTGGTGTTAACAAGTTGCACACCAACCGTGTAGCCTGTATACGTGTCTTTCACAGCATCATATTTTCCGATCCATGTACCGGCAGATGTGCCTACAAACCAACCTACAATACTTTGGTAATATGCAGAATCTTGTGCGCATTCGTCAGACACTGGGTCAGTTACACATGACAATGGTATTGAAGGATCATCGCTTTCAACAGGCATTAGAACACGTTCATCAGAAAATCCGCGGTAAGCGCCGCCATAAGGATAAAGGAGACCGACTTCTTCAGTGAAGCGCAAGGTCTTAATGTTAGTAAAATTAGCTAGCAAGAATAATGAATCTAGTTCGTTATTTGGCGTTGTGGCAATAACTATCACCATGCCGGACGAATTAGGTACATTGATCGCAAATGCTTCGTAATAGTCTAAGCCGCCAACACTACCGAAAGTGTTTATTTGACCAGCTAAATTATCAGCTGCTTGCCCCAAACCAGACACTATGTTAGCAGTGATAGTAAAGCTAGAAGCAGCAGAAACTACCTTCAATACCAATTGGTTATTGTCTGTAGTAATATCATACGGATCAGTCTTGGTAGAAATCACTCGTGCTCGAGGTATATCATATTGATATAATGAAACTCCAAGCGTTAAGGCCCAAGCTTCACCATTGACTATTTGTACCCTGTCGCCATTAGCCGAAGATCTAATCTGCGGTACAGTAGCGCCTGATTCATCGACAGCCGAAACAAATACAAAATCATGGCCACCAGTAGAAATAAGCGCATCATTTAAAGCATCGACTAGATCAGCAGTGTTATCATACTCTCCAACAGCGACTGTGTCATCATAGGAATGAGCTACACCTTCTACTGATATTCGGAATTTTCGATTATTTGGTGTCAATTCGAATTGGAACATATCTCCAGTGCTTAGCCTACCAGAACTGACAGTAATCACACCAGTCAAAATCGCTCCCTGCACGACGAAAGAACTCGAAGTGCCTGTGTTTGAAGCGTCCGCTAAAGTGCCGGAAGCGACCACATAACCATCTTCAGCACTATCATAAGAAGTATCGATCACACGATAGGTCGCACCATTTATCATATAGTACAAGTCTGTCGAAAGGTTAATGCTAGTATCGCTAGTTATTTCTAAAACGTAAGTAGCAGATAATGTTCCAGTATATGTCCCAGCAATCGCAAGACTAGCCTCAGTATCTGGGGCTGTAGATTCTGCACCAGCGTTCTGAAAGACTGGTGTCGAGATGCTAGCATTGTGAAATACTACTGGGTCGGCAACTGTCGGCTTTCGTAAGTTAATTCTACCGTAATCGATGCCAGTAAATACTGGAATACGTCCCCAACCATATGTCATATTAGGAGTATTGTCAATACATACGTCGAGTAATCTATCTGGTAAAGCTGAAGAATATTCAACACCTACTCGCATAATATAGCACGAATCGCCATCTTCCATGTATGCCAATACAGCATACATCAAATAGCTTTCTACAAAAGGTGTTCCAAAAGTGTTAATTGCAGATTCAGCGCCAGAAATAAACGTTGGGGTATTTATGGGGCCTCTTTGAGCAGTACCAATAAATGCGGGGCGAAGGGGCCCGGCGGCAGAAGCGACCAGAGATAGGTCTATTTCACGAGGATATACACCAGGTGATAGATATACGGCCATATTTAACTCCTCTTTTTTTAATGCTGTTCCAACTTATATTAATTTTGCTTAGAATTTTTCGAACCAGAATCATAGATTATCTTGATAAATCCCTTTTTCTGGAGATTTTCAATCTGGTCTTCTCTGAGATGGTCTAAAGGTAATAAAGCATGTTGTCCGGGATTTAGTCGGATTTGTTGCTCGTAGCGATAAAAACTAGTACCCGGAGGGCGCATTTGAAGTGGTATCATCTGTTTGCAACTATTAAACACTCTTACCATTCTAGTAGATTTAATATCTTCTACGACTGCGTCTTGTACAGAAGGGCGTCTGATGATTTTATTAGATTTAAGCTTTTTCTTTCTATCTTCCATCATATAATCTCTTAAGAAGGTGTATAATATGCTGTCACTTGGCCGACGATAGCTGGTACCACTACTTGAGGCAGCGGCAACCATGCTTCAGCTGTAAAGCTGAAGTCATATTTAACCTTGGCCATAGAATCATTACTTATTTCTTTATCGCTATTGTCCGCGGCACTGTTAAGCTTCATCTGAACATTGCCTACAAGCTTTCCATCGAACATCCGTAATTCCGCCAAAGGATTAAATCTAGTTAGCACTTGATATAATATATACTCTGCATCTCGTTTGTGTTCGGCCCAAACTCCCATTTCATAAGTGACATTATAAGGAACTGGGCGATATTGCTTCGCGACCAAAGAACCAGCAGTATTTAAATATCTATGGCCCATCGATAGATAAGTCGGGCTAAATTTATCCTTATTGAATTCGTGTGATGTTCGGCTTATGGCGGCGACAGGTAGTTTAGTTCTACCGTCTTTTAAATCTCCTCGCCAAACTAATATCGATTTGCTTCCGCCAGCTATTCTGACCTTCATAAACCTATAGGCGTCTTTTGTCGGTACTCTAATGCCAGTCCAATACTGCTTTACAGCTTCATCCAGCGCTCTAAAACCCGGAGTGATGAAATCCTCAACATACTGGGGGTAGGTATTATACTCATCTCCAGTAAGAGTTTTACGGCCGCCTTGGTTGTCGCTAAGCTGACTAACAGCTGCATCCCTTGGCAGTCCGAAAGGAACGTTCTGCAACGTTACCGGATTTATAGAAGTGTCATGATTAAAATCATAGAGCGCCATAGGATTTCACCATTTCTGTGATTTTTGCGGCATCTAAATCTTTTATATAATCTTCAGCATCGGTCTTTTCGGCTTTAAGCTCATCGATAGTAGGATATTCTTTTTTCCCTACCAACACTGATTCGACTACGCCAGCATTATCTGTTAAATCAGAAACCTCGAGTTTAATATCCATTTGGGATTTAATATCGTCCTTGATACCTTCAGATACTGCCGGAATAATCTCTTTTATTTTAGCTATAGCCAATAACTTCATTTTCCTTATATCATCAGAGAGACTCACGGTACACTCCATTTGTCTTAATTATTTCTATGTCACCTATTATGTCTTTCATAGGCCTTACAGTAATATCGGCAGTAATAGATTCTAACTTACATGAAAGATATAGCCAATTATAGCGGAAATTACCTGATGGCGCAGCGTTGGTTACTCTAAAGAAACGAGGCGCTAAATCGACTTGAGCGCTATTATATGGTATTCTGATTACATCACCAGCCCGCAGCATCCTCTCGCGACAGACCATATAGATTTGTCGGTGACTTAGCGAAATCTCCATTTTATTTTCTACATCAACGCCAGATTTCTTTAATTCCAGTTCGATCGGAGAAGGCTTAAAAAATGCTTTTATCTTAAAGGGATTCCAATATGTAGGGTCAGCGTCCTCTTCCCATACTTCACTAATATCATCATTGTTGGTTCTTAAAAAGATGTTTACTTCAGCGCCGACTATATTTATACTTTCATCGACTAATTTTCTTGCCATCTTTAAATCAGGCGCTTCATTGTCGAACAATGAAAGCGGTGAATTGGTTTGTTCTATATCACTCCTAAAATCCTTAGCCGCCGTCATAAAATCAGGAATATCATCTACGCTTGAAAATCTTTTTTGAGTCATTAGTGCCTCCTGCAGTATATTTATCTTTATCATCATCTAGCAATAACCAGTGGTGGGCTGTCTTATCCTTAGCCACATCAACGGCCGCCTGTTCAGTATCTAATCTATGAATTATAATCCCATCATTATTGAATTCAAAATAGTCTTTTCCGTCTAAAGTCCACACGGAAAAAGAAGCTTGAGAATTTTCAATCATATCAAATATACTCCATGAAAATTAAAGAAATAATTAGTGAAATTCAATACAAATCACCAACCACGTTTCTGGACCGTCAGAACCCTAGTGAATATGATATTAGTAGTATTGGCGATCCCTATGAGTGGCACAACAACGGCCAAAAGAAAAAAACGAAACAAAAACGACCGAAAAAGGCTAATCAAAATCGATAATGTCATCTGTCTGACTATAAATAGAATTCCTTTTAGTGCTGTGTAACTTAGCCAAATCATTCTCTGCTCTAATTCTTGGCGTAGCGACATTCCAAACATAGTAATTTAGTATATCTGTTTCAGTAGCATTACGAGGGCCGACATTTAACATATGCCTGACGGTACGATCACCGGTACCAGGTATTTTGTCTATGATCTCTTGTATATTTTTGGGTTTCAGATTACAATATTGATTTAATGTTAAATTGTTTGCTTCAAGTAGAGCACTATACGCCGGTTTTACTGTTTTATATGTGCCCCTCATTGTCATTTTCTTCCAGTAGAGCCAAAACCACCATCATTGCGCGCTGTGGGATCAACGACACCAGCAATGATCTCTGGTTTAACTATACATTCAAGCATTGCTTGGGCGATACGGTCACCGTGGTTTATAGTCTGGGCGATGTCAGAATTGTTTTTTATAGCTATAAAGATCTCACCACGATAATCAGAATCAATAATCCCTACTTGGTTAGCTAGATTGAGACCATTTAAACCGATAGAAGACCTGATGTATAATTTTAACACTAAATCTGAAGCAAATGATGCTTTATATCCAGTTGGTATCAAAATGGTTTCGTTAGGATGAATGTATAACCGTGACATTTCTGATTCTTCAGAAAATACATCTTCTAGTCCTTCAACATACTTCCTTAAATTCGTAGCATGCCATTTATATAAAAAATGCTTTTTTCTTCCATTTAGTAAGCATTCAGACATCCGACGTGTTAAACATGCTGATATGTCAAAACACGCAGAACCACTTGTCTCGAATTTAGGTAGCGGCAAATCGTTACCATTGAGCCTTTCTAAAGTTATTTTATACATAAGGCTCCTCAGTAATCTCTACATATCCTTCATGTGACCCTACATGCAAACCATGGAAAAAGGCACCATATTTTGGTAGTAATAATTTATAAATCTTGTCAAAAACATACCGCATTTCCCATTCGGCATGGCGGGAAGTACGCATCAAAAGTATGTGTCTTAATTCTCGGACATTGACAGTAAAACCTATGTCATTAGCGCACATATTAGGCAGGATTCGTCTGATAGAACTGGTTAATTTTTTCTTTTCGTCGAACCTTATAGTAGAATCGATATCTAATTCATAATCTAACTCATCATAACCGGCGCAGATATTCTCTAAGATAGCGTCGATCTTTTTTGAATGCTCTATGTCTGGGCTAAGAACAACACGTATCACATCTTCTCTAATATAGCGCCCAGAATTTTGGCTAAAGGCTGTGCCGACCCTGTGTCGTACAAGCTCATGTGTAAAAATCCTTGAACAATCTTTAATGATAAAATTAAAGAAAACATGCTCGAATATGCTGCCATGCTTAACATCGAAACATCCTTTGATGTTATCCTTTATAGATCTCGTTCTTGTTATGTTTTTATTCGTACCAACGACAAAAGATTTATAGCATAATTTAGCATATACGGAACAAATAATCTCCATATCAGACACACCAGAAAATCTTGCTTCTTCTACTTCTCTAACGAATGGCTTGGCGTCAGTATCTTCGAGATATTTGGTTAATTGATCTAAATCAAGTGTCGTTTGACCTATAAGATAAGCGGTTGGAAGAACACGTTCAATACGACTTTTCATTTTATTTTCTAACTGCTCCAATAGAAGAAATGTGATCAATATACCAATCAATAGTAGTTTTTAGCCCTGTGTCAAGATCAGTGGTCGTCTGAAAATTAAATTTTAGTGCTGCCTGCGTACTATCGAGGCTCCTCCTAGGCTGCCCGTTGGGCTTTGAATGATCATATTTTATTAGACCATCATATCCAATTATTTGAGCTATCTTGGTCGTTAAATCTTTTATGCTAATCTCTCTCCCTGATCCCAAATTTATTGGTTCAGGACTATCATATGTCGAGGTAGCTTGCACTATACCTCTCGCTGCATCATCCACATATAGAAATTCTCTAGTGGGTGAACCATCGCCCCAAACGGTTACATGATCTAATTTGTCTCTTTTGGCCTCGTAGATTCTTTTGATGATCGCTGGGACAACATGTGATGTGCTATCATCAAAATTGTCAAGCGGACCATACAAGTTGGCGGGCAACAGATGAATCCCATTAAAGCCATACTCTTGGCGATAGGCTTGGCTCTGCACAAGCAAGGCTTTTTTTGCGATGCCGTAGGCCGCATTTGTCTCTTCCGGATAGCCATTCCATAAATCTGATTCTTTAAAAGGTGATGGCGTGAATTTAGGATATGAACAAACTGTGCCGATAGTAACGAACTTTTTAACATTATGCCTTCTAGCATACTCTTGTAGAAGTATCCCCATCATGGCATTTTTGTAAAAAAAAGAACCTGGTGTTTTTTGATTAGCACCGATACCACCGACAGCAGCAGCTAGATGTATAACTATGGTAGGCGATAGACGGCTGAACAATTCTGAAACATGTGACTCAATAGTAAGATCGAATAATACTGATCGATTAATATAAACATTATTAGGTCTGGCTTTCTGGCCTCTTACACATTCTGAGCCAAAACCGTTTTCCATGAAACATTGGACGACTTTGTTACCTAAAAAACCAGCACCACCTGTGATTAATATCGATTCTCTTTTTAAATTATTCGCCAAGTTTTCTTTTATATTCATCCCGCTCTCTCCTTGTGGCTTCAAGATCAAATGACATATAATTCAAATCTGATACTAATGAATCCACTTTTTCTTTAGCAAGAATTGCTAAACCCTTGTGGCAAACGGCAATATCGCGCATAATTTTGCCAAACACACTCCTAAGTTCGAGTGCTGTTCTTGAAGGCAATATAGATATCATTTCCTCTAACATTTTAATGTCATCAAGGATGGCGGAATACTTCTTATTGATTTCTGATAATTCATCTTCAGAAATTGCGAACTCCTAGATAGAGCGCTCATATCCTGACTCTTTCAATCGATTTTCTTCAGCATCAACACTGGCGATAATCGACCAAGGGCATTTTCCCTGCGGAGCTTCATTTTTATCGAAAGCTTCCAGTGGTAGTGGCGGTGATTTTTTGCCCAAAGAGCCATTATAAGTGTTAAATTGCAATTTTCTGGGCTTATCAGAAGAATGCAAGATAATTATAGATCTAGAGTCAATATTTGGATGATTAAATTTGTTTAATTTGCTCCAAACACGAAAGTCAGGATACTTTTTAACATCTTCTAAGTTAAAAACATTTTTATTCTTCAATTCCATTATCTTTCTACTCCTTAAAGCTAGGCCGTTAGAACCAAGGTTATGGTAAGGATAATTACCACAACCGCGTTCACATAAAAAATTCTCAAGGCCAAGCGTCTTCTTGCTGATAGTTAAACATTTTGGACAAATGGCTAACTCGACTCCGCCTGACACGATACACACCGCACTATCAACTTTATCTACGGGTATCATTCGGTTTTTATGAACTAAGATCTCTTTACTTTCACCAACCGACCGTAGAGTCGCCCTTTGGGTTGATGTTTCCTCAATCAGATCATAAAGTTTAGAACTAATCGAACCATCGATGTTTAATATTCTGTATTTACCTTCCATGAATCCTCCAGTAAAGTAATTGTGTCTGTTTTTACTGTAACAGATCCCAACAACTCTGTCAATACCCTTCAGTGACCATACGTAGCCCTTCTTGCAATAATACATCAAAACGATCATCTGAAACCACATCGTAATCGATAAGGCCATTTCGGCCCATAAGCTGTTCAAGCTTAGCTTCAACCTGCTCTCCTATCAAAGCCTTTATGGTCTGTGTCAATTGTTTCTTACTAAGCACCTCTAATACCAACACAGTTCTAAAATTACCATTTCTCTTCTTAACATTCTTAAAACTAGGGTTGAAACCAGGATATGGTGTTTTCTTATCCATTTTGCACTCCTTTTAAGCGTAAAGTATATACCCACAGGAGATAGGCTAATGAAAGAATATTACATAATATTTAGCTGTGGATTATTCGAAAAGTATCATAAGATTTTTTCATATGAAAAAGATGCTAGATATTATCTTCCGATTTATACAGACAGCGAAATGGCAAATGCATTCCAATCAGCGATCGAAGCGACATATAAAGACGATCTAAACATACATGCAAATCTCTGTACTAATAAAAAACATCTGATAGAAATGCTAAAGACCATAGCTAGTTTACACCAAGAACTAATTTACGTAACGATAAATCCAAATATTGTGTCTGGCGACACAAAGGGAAATATCAATCTAATCGATGAAGAACATGTAATCACTGATTACATCGAAAAATTAGAAAATGAGGTTACTTATAATCAAGATCCTGAATAAACCCACCAGCATCTTCATCTGTATCCTCATAATAAGGCGGTACCTCTTTGACCTTTTTGGTCTGCTTAGTCGGCTCGCGATCAACAATGGTTAAATCTACCTCTTCTTCCATATAATATATACATAGAGTATTCAACCATGAAAGAGATCTTCGAAACCACCAAATTCGACGAAATAACATATATCGACGAAAATCATTCATATTGGTTTGGTGACGAAAGATTAGTGTCTGTGACCCAATATCTATCAAAATATAAACAGCCTTTTGATACTGAAAGATGGAGCAAACACAGCGCAAAAAAAGAAGGGGTTAGTCAGCAGACAATCTTAGAACGATGGGATGCGAAAGGAAAAGTAAGCTTAGAAAAGGGCACGATAGTCCACAATGCCGCCGAAATGATAATAAAAGGCGAAGATATAGACATCACAGGTTTACCACATGAAGTTAAAGCAGCCAAAGAACTCTGGGACGATTTAAAGAAAAAGTATAACGCTACTACTCTTAAAACTGAATGGGTCATCGGTGACACTACCGCAAAAGTCGCTGGTAGAATAGACGCTCTTATACAATTAGAATATAATGGCAAGTTAGTAACTTCATTGCTAGACTGGAAGACCGGCACCGTAAAATTAGATAACAAATATGAAAAGATGAAAAGCCCATTTAACGGACTTGAAGACTGTTCATTAAACCACTATAGCATACAGCTAAGTTTATATAGACTAATATTGGAGCGCAATTTAAACATCAAATTGAGCCATGGCATATTGATAAATCTGCCTGAATCTGGGCCAGCTAAAATAATCAAATCGAGGGATTTCAGGCCGACATTAAAAACACTATTGTTTTCCTAAAAGGTTACTTCGAATCTGATAGTGCTTGGGCGGCCAAAACCAGAACCAGTTGTAGCGCCAGAGCCGACAGAATTCATTTCATATATTTCAGACCCAGAAATATCAGACAACACCTGACTGGTCGTAAAAGTGGTGCGGTCCTTTTCGAGATTTGGCGGTACTTGGACGAAACCATTAACGATCTGATAGTCACGATAAATTTTAATGCTTTCAAAAGACATAAAACTTTCCTCCATATTATATATTATAGTTTTTATCTGGCAATATATCTGGAAAATCCTGACCACCCTTGTTTTTCTCAAAAGATAAAGCTCTACAATAATCAAGCTTAGGATAATTACTCTTGATGCGGTTTATAATTCTGATCTTAGGGACTTCAAGATCGACCTTCTTATTAATAATCACGATAATGGTCCGGCTCTTAATTTCATCTGTGTATTTCGCCTCGACAAGGTCGACACAGGTATTAGATACTAAATAGTAAGGTTTATAAATGCTTTTCTTAAAATTCCTAGCCGCCATAAGCGAACCCACAGTGGCTAACTTACCATTAATCTGAAAACTAGGACTGAAAAGATCTCTTTCGATCTTAAAGAATGTCGATTTATTTGCAGCGCTAGATATGGTCTCTGGGGTACAGCATATCTCATCTGCAAAAGGATCGCCCTCCTCGGGAGGAAAAGGCACGCAGACCAACCCATCAACACCATGTATCTTAGGCGTCAAAGACGGACAATAAGGCAATGGGTAAGGATATGGCCCATCAGGCACGATATAATATGAAATTGGGCTTCCAAATAACGTGGTCTCAAAAATGGCTGTAACTTGTAGTGCACTTATTTTCTTTTTAATAGTAAGCACATATTCGTATGACCCAACAACACCTATGTCTAATTGGACAACCGTCACGTCACCAGGCGCAAATAAAGTCATACTCTCTATGATCGTCTGTATCTCTGCCGCCGTAGCGTTATAATATATCCTGTCTGAAAAATAAATATGCTTATCGATTGATTCGAATCTTAAAATATAAAAACCTGCTGTGGCATTTGTATACGACCATCTAATCTTTTGTGGCTTACCGCCACCTTTTTCTACTCTAACAACAGTGACTTCGTCACCGACAAGATCGACTGATTGTATACCTATCTGCTTAACAGGTTGGGCTGTCGCCTTGCCTTTGTACTCTATAGTCCAGTCGTAAACATTTCCGTTTTGGACTAACGTTAACCCAATGTCTTCAGCAGCATAAAAACTACAATTTGCTACTATACTCTTAACTATATCGCTATTGGTAGCTGTGGCCTCGATCGGCGCTGTTGTACAAAAAGCACCAGTCGGTCCATACAATGATAGACTAAATCTACCGGAATTGGCCTTGTAGCTGAATTTTTGCACTTCATTAACACCTATACCACCGACCCAATCGACATAAACAACATAGTCCTTGTTAGATGTGGAGAGCCTAGATGCATTCTTTCCTGCAAAAGTGCCTATAAAATCAATGTTCCATGGGCCAGTATAAGGGGCATCATAATTAGTAGTCTGGCCAGAAACAGCAACATTCCCGCCGCCGATTGAAGGCAATGCAGACAAAGCGGCCCTGACAGTATTCAAACTAGCATCGTATGGAATTGTTACCGTTTGTTGGCCGGCAAAAAAAATGGTAAAAGCTCTGTTAGAAGCAGAAACATTGCTTATGGTTTGCCTCTCGTTTTTGGTGCCAACCACTGAACGACTTGTATAAGCAAAATACGTTCCAATAAGACCATCGCTTATGGGTTTCATAATCGGAATAGCTAAACCTTTTAATGCTCCAACGAATTCAATCTTATAACTTTTTGTGCCGACCGCTGTAACTAGAACATTGTTAGGACCAATTAGCGTGTTCGCTTCTAAAATAGTCTTTAGCTGAGCGGCTGTTACATTATAAGGAACAGTCACCGTCTGGGTTACACCATTTTTAGCAAAAGTAAGCTTAAAGATGCCACCATCGGCTTGCGGTATTGTAATATATTGAATTTCATTTGTTAGAGAAGTCTCAGATATGTCAGTTATGACAAATGCAGGTTTTACTTTTTTAGCAAAAAGGCTTATAGCACCGATTTTTGGATTTGGAATATCGCAGCCAGTAGGGCGATCGGAAGTTAAAGAAGTACCATTATATATCAACTGATTAGAAATAGGGGCGGAACACTGGTCAGCGCCAGTACCGGTCGTATTATCTAGAATCTCTTTAAATGATATCCATTCACCTATTTTGCCGTTAATAGCATTTCCAATTGGTGGCCCCAAAGCCGTTCCGTTTGAAGATGGTGGTCTAATATAATCCCATCTACTGCTAGGAAATACTTTACTAAGATCATGCTCTATTGCTACTATAGAACCGATATTTATAGTTCGAGTTAATCTCTTAATTTCTTTGTTACAATTAGTGTAATCTAAGTGGACTACAATATCTGTTGCTGGGTCAGGTTTGCAATTTGATTTATTGTCGACACAAGTTGGCGGGGTACTCGAAGTATCGACTATCTTATTAACTAAGAAGAAATACTCTATAGATTCTACAATCATATCTGTTTTAAAATCACCAAAGAATATGGTATAAGTATCTGCGGTATCTGTCGGAACATATTTTCCAGTAGCTTGATCAAACCTGCTCGATCCAGCTGGTATACACCAGATGCAATTATTATATAACGTAACATCGACTATTTTAAAATTGGTAGTCGATTCCATCTGTGAATCGCTGTGTCTAATCTGATTTAGCACATACTGTGAGGGTATGCCGCCATTGCCGTTTTGTTTCCAATAATTGCATGTGTCGCTATAGTCACAATCGACAGGCACGCTGTTACCAGCATACGGCGATGAACGCCCGTCCGTAATGACTTCGCGATAAGCGACCTTTTTAACATTTGGCCTTCCATAATCTCTGTAAGTCACCTTAACAAATGCCGAAAAAATGTTCACTTCTTGGCGTGGTATACCAGTAACTGAGATGTTTAATTTTACATCCTTTATACCATCTAATATAACTGTTTGATCAAGAAGCTTGCATAACTTAATACCGTAGACACCAACGCCACGAGGAATGAATTTAGTGTTATCGAATTCAGAAGTAATCGCCCCTGGTTTTAAATTATTCTTAAGTGTAATATTAAACGCTGCTGGCATATCAAATAAGTAGGTTAATGATCCAGCTGTGGTTATAGCTGTTGGGTTAACGCCTTGAAAAGGGACCGATTGCACCTTTAATTTTTCCAATGGTGTCGAATCTAGTCGCGCTGGCAGATAATGGAACCTGCTACCTCCAGAAGTAATAATATCAACCAGACCAGTAAGATTTTGCCCAGCATCGTCAGTACCTATGCGATAATCGGAAGTGGTTATAGTGACAAAGTATTTTCCGGCCTCGAGGTTATAATTTTTACTAACAGATTCTCCGTATCTAAGAACTAATTCATTACCGACAAAAGAATCAGACACAGGGGCTGAAGCACTATTACTAAGGTCCCAACAATTCATATTCTTAGGCCCAAAGTCATGCCTCTCGACACCCTTTACACCAACGGAACATTCTAAAGAATCTCTGAAGAAAATACTACTAACATTGCCGCCAGCCTCATAGCTATTTAATAAAACAGCAAGAGAAGGGAAAAATTCGATGCCTTTATTGTCAACGCCAGCAGGAGGTACCGGCACATAATAATAATCGAGGACTGTTTTCGTGGGCGTAATGTCTAATGAGGACCAGATAACCGAGCCGCCAAAATCGTCAATCGTAACCCAATCGGCACGATTGGTAACAGGATAATAAGCCGGTATAATAAAAGTATCTAATATGTTATATTGGATGCTTGCTTGACTCGCAAACACTTTATTGAGAATCAACGGATTTATCGCAACACAACGTCCAGATTCCGGTGTTATTTGATTCTGGTTGGTGTCCATAATATCATAACATAACAAAAGACCAGGCAATTTCTGGTTTGAAACAAATTCTGAGACCGGTGTGGCAGGCAAATTCTTAATAAGATAATTAAAAACTGGAGCACACATAAAACTAAAACTGCGCAGATTCGCCATTCCAGCCAAAGGCAAATCAAGACTTACTAATGGTGTTATTTTTGATGCTATCCCTGTTTTATTAAAGACCAACACATCATAAACATAAGATCGCAAGATACTATAACGCTTGATATCATTCGAACCTGCGGCATTGAATCCTACAAACAGTGCACGATGGCCAGAAAAATCAGTAACCCCATTGTAATCGTAAGATGGAACATACCCTATACCAATCCCTGTAATAGATGGATATCGCCGCTCTGGCCTTGGCACAAAGTCTATCGAGTTTATTACGATCTCTGACGATTTTCCGGTCGTAACATCGACCGAATATAGATGTCCAGAACTAGTACCAATGAAAAATAACCGCATTCCAGGGTCATACATTTGGACTGAAGGAACATTGCTGTCTAAACCTATCACAATATCGAACAAAAAAGGTAAAGGTGCAATTGCAGAACGTTCACGTGTTTTCATATTCATGGCAAATAATCTATAGACGGAATCGTCTGATTGCTCAATATAAAGAATCCTATCGAATACAGAATCATAACTAATTAAAGATTCATTGTTAGTTAATACTTCAGGTATCCGCGGAGTCGTGTCTGGTGACGTGTAGCTACTATTTATCTTGAAGTGAGTTAATGATTTAAGATTAGAACCTTTAAAAAGCGATCCTCCCTGCCATAATTCCTTAACAGAGCCAAAAGCCGATACACCTGGTGTCGTGTTAGGACCAACATAACCGCACAAAGTATTTATAGAGCTAAATATCTGGTCAAAGTATTCACCGCCCGCTGCGGTCTGACTATCTATTAGCACAACCGCTGCGCTAGCAATACCGACTGACGCTACAAAATTATAGTAATCTTGGGACGCGCTTATCGTTTCGTCATTTAAAATAAACAAAAACTTATGGCCACATTGTATGGCTTGCCTAAATGCCTCAAATTGGTCTGAGCCGCCGACCGCAGAATCTATAAAATTAAAGTTATCGTCTAATGCTAATCCAGTAGTACGATGATCTACATAAATGCAAAAGATCTTAGTCGCTAAGGATCTAAATCGCAGATAATCCGAAGGCTCTACTTTTTTAAGATCAGCACCGTTTAAAGAAAAATCATTATCGGCCATTCCCGATAGATTTTTAGTCGAATCGATTAATATTTGATAATTTAATGGCCCCGTGCGACCGCTAGTGTTAAACATAGGGTTAAGGTTAAGGCCACTGGCCGGCGCAAGATCAAACCGCCAGCTTCCATCTAACGCCTTACCTGAACTGGTTAATGCCAGCTCCATCTTAAACCCGACAGATCTCACTATGGATGAGACTGCAATATTACTAAGACTACCATATGACTGACTATTAAAACCATATGTAAAAGCGTTAGCAGTTGAAACACCGATTAGATTTACTGTAGAAGAATTAACAGGCTCCGAAACCATTGCGGCATACTTATCGACCATCATCCTGTCATTCTCACAAGAATTATCCCAAAAACCCTTTAATGTATTTAGTGAAAGCTTATAGTATTGTTTACCAGCGAAAAACCCGATATATTCTGGTGTGCCTCTGACTTTAGATATAGCCAATCGATAATCATACCCACCGCTAAGCAGGGCCTTGTTGGTCTGGAGTAACGCTCTGCCTGGGGCAATGCCGGTATTTAAACTCGAAGCATCTATAAAATGCAAATCGATGGAACATTTGTCACTATTCTTCTTGCAAGAGACCGAAGTGCCAAATTTTTGGCAATTAATATCAGGCAGAGTCGGAATAGTCGACGTGATAGTTGGTATATTATCGGTGGTGTCTAAATTAATATCCTGACCTAAAAAACTAATAGCGTTAAACGATGTGAGAATAACATTGGGTCGTCTTACTAATTCTCTTAAAGACCCTGGAACATTTTCTACATTTGTCACAAATTTATTTGTTGGCGGCGCAACAACAGCAAGCGCATCACAAGCCTGATAATCTATACCGTTCAAAATCCTAGGCAAGCTGCTCTCAACGGTCTTGTACTTATCATTGCACACCATTAGCATTGAATCGACATCTACAGAGATTAATTCGACATAATTAGATCTCGTTATATCTGTATTATCTGCCATATTAATTTCCTAAAATCTTATAGGCTGTAATTTTCTTTTTTGTTTTTGGACGCGATACCTTAAAAATCAATCCAAACCGTTTAAGATCGCTATGGTTATCGCCATCTGTCCATCTTTCGAAAAATTCTTTTTTAGGCAAATAGCCGTTATTTTTCTTTTTAAAAGGATCTTCGAAATAGATATTATCATCATCACATCCCAAAGCCACTACGAAGTGGCCATGATCATTCGATCTTATGAGACAAAGTATCGGGTTTCCGATCTTAATTTCTTTATGCAGCCTAGAAAGTGACATGCCATGGTATTCTTTAAAGTTAAGACCTAATAACTTACAAGCTGCAACTAATTCTTGCGTGCTTGTCCCTTTATTTTTAGTGCTACCTAATAATCTGGTATACTTTGATAAGTCGTTTTTGTCTTCTGGGTGTTCATATTCATATATCGACTTTAAAGCTGCAGCTCCGCAGTCATAATCGTGCTTTTGAGCGACCTTTGGTAAGGATATATTAACTTTAGTTATCTTCATATAATATATTTAATCGCCACGATTGTGCGAAGCCCAATCATCAACCAGCGATAAAATTCGCTTCTTTTCGTTAAGCGCTTTGCGCTCTGTGGTGAATAATATCGATTCTGGGTGCCAGTCGCCACTACCATCGAAATAATAGAATTCGCCGGTATTGGCACAGCGTTTAATCGCTGAAACTTCAAAGCATATTATATTAAATTGACCTACTAACAGAGATGATAATATACTAAAAACAGCACTAGGAAGTCTAGGACATATATATTTCGATTTAGTATTGTATTTATATATCTTTTTGACAAAGAAAATTTTAGGGTGACAAGCCAACATCCAATTTAAATCGCTTTGTATTAAATCCCTGTCTGAATCTGTGTATAAATCTATGAAATATAATTTATTACCTATTTTATATTTGGACAATTCTATTACGGATTTTATTTTCTTTATCATTAACCAAGGATAACCTTGTTTATAGCTTGATTTACAATGTCTTCTGCCATTTTCTTTTTTACACCAGACACAATCGATTCCCAACTAGCTCCGGATTTAATCTCGATCTGATGATCACCATTATTGATCGGCTGACCAGCCATCGGAACTATTCTAACGTTGCTGGCTCCGATAGATTTTATCTTCTGAATTGCTTCGTTGACATTAAGCATCTAAATACTCCTGAATAGATTATTAAACACTTCCAAAGCTAACTTAAATGTTTCTTTCTTTCCGACTGTGCTACCATACCGTCTTCCAAGTGACGGTCTAAATATAGCGTATCTACCACCGTTTAAAATATGCTCATCTATAGCTTTAACAATATTGGTAGCGCCTTGGCCAATAGGATAAAAACCGGAGCCTGTTTTAAAATCTCTTGCTATTATACTGTAAACACTCGTCTTAAGAGGTTCAAACCAGCGTTCGTGTGGATTTTTATTGCTTCTTTCCATAAAACGGCATGGATCATAAGATAACTTAATTCTTTTATGTGACGATAAGAATTTATCGAGATCGGCTGGTGTGTCAATAAACATATGATCAGTCATTTCTAATATCGGTACTAATGACATCGACACAGCAAATGATGATAATCTACTGATAAAATCATCGAAACTCGCCTTATCGAGAAATGATGATTTTTCGATGCCGATTTGGATCGCCTTAGCTTTAAAATAAGAAGCTATCGATAATTCTTTGTCTATATCTTTTGGAGCTATTGTTTTTCCATGACCTAACTCTATCCTTATGACATTTATCGGCATATCCGATAGTCTTTTCTTAATTCTCTCTATAGTAATGTCTGGTAAAGAAGTGAGCGACAATCCATTTATATTAAGTATAGACGCTGATTTAAATCCAGTAGCTCTAATTAGATCTATAGATTCATCAATATTATCATGATGTTCGTCGATGCAAGCCGAGACTTCTAGATTATTACGATAGGTCAATGACGTGGTCATATTGTGGGCCAGTTCCAACAAGCGTTACAGGTATTCCGGCGACATCCTCGAGCATTTTTATAAAATCAAGGATCTTTGGGGTAAGTTTGTCTTTTGATGATGATGCAAAGCAAGCCCAGTCGATATAATTAGCAAAATTAAGAGCTAATTTAGTGGCACCATTCACCATCACGGCCTCACGCAGTTGCCTTTTAGAAAAAGAAAACACCCTTCTAACCCTTTTTGTAACGGTGGTTTTCTCTTTCTCTCTTAATATCGTAGCGTACTCTAGCGGCATCCCAGATTTTCTTGCTATTTCTTCCCAATCGATTTCGACTTGGTCATCGTAACCACCACCAGAATACCCTTGCTGAACACCATCTTCGATCACATTGCCAACTCTTATTGGATATGGTCGAAGTACCAGATATACATCACCAAGGAACTTGGGCGAAATACCCATATCGGCTAAATTCTGAATTGCCGATGTACCGCGGCTAGTGCAAGTAGGATATGAGTGGCCATGATTGATATCAAGCGAAAATCCCTGAGCGCCTTCGTGGAGAAAAGTGAACGTAGCCCTGAGTACACAGTCAATGTATTCGTGTAGGGCTTCACAATGGTGTTTACACATCACATTAAATGGATCAAAAAGAGACATATCCTCTAATATAGAAGAAGGTCGTGTCCACGTTTTGCAAAATACAAATCGACTTAATTCTTCGTAATCAACTGCAAGCTTGGTCCCTGGCAATCTTTGGATCTTGTCTGCTATGGCGGCCCCACAGCCCTGCATCGTGCTCGCTAAATGCTTTGTGCTATCCTTGCCTTCGTTTTCCCTTTGCCTGTGCTCTTCTGTGATCACCATAGCTCTTTGGTGAATAATAAGCCTATCGACACTTCCAGTTATTTCGACTTCTTTCATTAGCTGCGGTAGCGTAAATGCAGAAGAAGAACCCATTATTATCCAAGGATTGTAATCAGGTAGCCATTTTCTTAATATCGCAGCCGATGGCATTGCTTTAGCGATATAAGCAGTGCCATCTACATTAACGGCTGTGTGTCCAGCATTGGCCATATTGGTGTTTGATAAAAATTCGGGTCTGTGTTTTTGTGCAAGGTAAGAAGTGATCAGCCCTTTTCCGGTGCTACCGAACTGACCATCAGTAACCACATTGAACTTACCGCGTTGCATCTTGAGCCTCCGCCGAAGAATTATTCAGATAGGATTTGATCAATTCAAGCATTAAATTTTCTTTTCCGTGGAAACCATCATCGTAGGCATGCCTTAAAGCCCCAATGTCTATGTTATTCAATACCTTCTTCAGATTTATAGCATTGTCAATTGCTTTTAATCTGTTTAGTATGTCAGAAGCTTCAGCTGACACACGCGATTTTTCTGAATGTAACCATTGCTCGGTCTTAAATAAAAGACCGATATCATCATCTAACTGGTCTAATATTTCAATAATGTTCATTTTTTCACCGTATTAATACTTCTAATTATGCCTTTGGTCTGCTGAAGACTGGCACCAAATCGCTTTGCAGGTTCGCAGGCCAGTAAATCTTCAATACAGTCAAGATTACCACTTACTTTTATCGGGCATTTTAAGAATTGCGACATGTTGGTGATAAAAGCGCTGTGTATAGCTGGATTGGCCTTGTAATTCTGAGTCTTCAAGGAGATATCGTCTCGAATTAAAGTCGGTGTCTTTAGATCACGAAAGGCCTCATAAGCACTCGCTAGATCAGCTTCATCCTTAGTCCTTGTGCCTATGACGAATCTTATTTCACAAAGCTCGCCAATAAACTTCTTTAAAAACTCTGTACACGAAATTATTTCTTTTCTGATATCGCCCTTTTGCTTTTTTGGCGATATGTATATCTCAAAACCATCGGTCTCTAAAGAATCTAAGCTTAGACCCTTGAACTTATCTGTAGAGAAGACTTCACCCCTAGGCCAATCTACCGGCGTGATGATCTTATACTTCCCTTTTGATCTGCCTCTACAAACCAAAGCATCAGAGCTTAATGAAGGATGTACTATGATCGCAGGCAGACGGTACTTATGAGCTAATTCAAAGGATTCTAGGATTTCGTTTCCTTGGAAAACATCTATTTCTATTCTGGTGAGCAGTTCGCCATTAGTCATTTTCTTGTTCCGTGATTTTATCAAGTGCGCCTTTTAGAGCATCAATATCTCTGATAATATTTACATGGTCTAAGAAATAAAATGACTTTTTCTCGAAATCTTCACCGTTAGTAATAATAATGACCGGTTTACAGAGCGCTAAAGCTATACCAAGCTCGACATGCGAACCAAGCCTCGCAGGCATTAACATAACCAAAACATCACAATCGACAACACCTTGGTATTCTTTGAGCCCGATCTCTTTAAGCGAAGCCTCATCATTTACACCACCATGAGTGGTCCAATCATAAGTAATAGTACATTGTAAATAAGCAAGATATTTATAGAGTGCCTTAACATTGGTTTTGTTATATAAACTTGATGCAACGTAAATCTTAGTCATCGACCTTCTACTCCTTGGGGTTTAAATAATCACGTAAAATTTCGGACGCAGCGACCTTATGATCTAGTTTATTAAACATAGACATAAAGGGCCATGGGTTAACAGAGCTGCAGAAAGTAAACTTACTTCTCTCCTTCTCTGACATCGATTCAAAAGCTGTAACATAGTATTCCGCTTCCTTTTCAAACCTTTTTGCCCTATTTTCTGGTAATACGTCAGGATTTGTTCCGTAAAAATGTAATTTCTTTAAATCTGTCGATGGGTTCATATCGACGCCAAAAATGTATATCTTATCGAAATTCATCCAAAGCGCGATTTGCATGCTAGCGAATACGCTACTTCTGCCTATGCATAAACCATCTACTAAATCCTTACTAAATGATTTAACACCTATATTTCTGAATTGGATGGTCCCTGTCTTTCGTCTTTGTATCGACGAAGAATTAAAGATGGTTCCATTGAATTCATCCCAAAGAGCAGCGTGTCGCTGAATCTGAGATGAATCAAAGAAAGCCCAATAGTCAGTTGGCCATAATCTAGGATCAGGATAATTCACAGATAGAAATTCTATACCTGGTTTATGTTTAAGGCCCCTTAAATCAACCTCATTAAGCGTCGGCCCATTGCCTATTATTATAAGCGTTTTTCCTCGGCCGGTATCTTTTAAGGCTTTTGTCTTTTCTAGGTAGATCGGGTCAACTGTCCGTGATACATAAGTAACACGTGGCTCTCGCTTTTTCTTTATATCCTGTCTTTGCATCGCCTGCTGCTGGCGAACTTCGACTGCCCCCGCCTTCTTGGGCGCAACTCTTGCACTATCTTGGATCTTCGTGGGTGGCTTTTCGGGCTTAGGAGGTAAAGGAGCAGAACGCTGCTGGTGGCGCACACCTGGCTGAGGACCATTTACAATAGACACTTTAACAGCTTGAGCTTTTAATCTTGTCAGCAGATGGGAGCTGTGTACAGCATTAGGCGAAATGGCCCTATTATATCTCATGTCATTTTCTCGGGTTATGTGTCAGGGTCTTAAGACTCCTATTAATTTTTGGTATAAGATTATATTGAGAATCTGACAATAATTTATTTAAACCAGCTTTCTGACTATTCTTTTTATTAAGCAGACTAAACATACAACGATGTATGGTAGTGGTAAGTAAATTAAATACCGGTGCTCTTCCGGGGGTATATACTAACCTATTGTTAACTAATTTATTTATCACTTGTAATAGTGCATCATTTGAGAGATCACTATATTCGTCGTCATTCAAGAGATTAAAACGCATACTAATCCCTGTGCACATCTTACCAATATCAGCAAGAAGGTCATGCCATGATGCCGAAGTCGGTTGCTCTTTGATATACCCTTCTTCTAAAAGCTTAGGGATCACTTCTAACTTCTGCTTAAATATGTTGTTCTTAAGCGCATTTCCCATAAACATATTATCCATAGTGAACAAACGTCTATCTAGTGTGAAAGGAGTCTTAGAAGAGATATTGCAAAGACGATATCGACCTGTTACAATGTTATTACGGGATTTGAAAAAAACGGGGATAGGAAGGGCTAAGCAATGTATTTTATACTCAGATCTAGGGTCAAGCAATTCCTTCCCATGTTTTTTAAGAATTTTCCCGTCAACCATTGCCGGCGAACAGGGTTTTGTATACAATAAATTGTAGGCCCTGTATTGTTCAAGATCTGGGTGTGACGAACCCAGTATCCAAAGGTACCAGGTTTTCTCCAAAACGGCGCTATCACAATAGTTTGCCATAGAGAGGACTCCTAAAAAAGTTTGTCAAAATGAAAGGAATTTACAAATGAGTTATGAACGCCAACTGTCGAAGCTTTACCTGCGAGGTTCTTTAGTGAACGTATCGATGAAAGAAATCGACCCACAGGAAAAGCAATTAGTCGAGTTAACATTTTCTAATCTCATCAACGAACCAGAATTAGAACGCTCAAAAACCAAATTTATAAAAAGGTTTAATAGAACAATACGTGCTGACTATAAAGATGATGTTACTACATCAGAGCAAGATTACTTAGTGGCATTATGGAGAGCATTAGTAGATCTGCTCGTGAGCCGCAAAATCAACGGCTTCACATGCCAAAATTGCAAAGCTACCAGCTACCAGAATAAGATCGGTCTGACTATACAATTTAATCAATGCTACCACATTTCGCCGTGCTGCAACCGAATCATGGTCGGCCAAGAATTCAAAAATCCTGACGAATGCGAATTACCGATCATTGAATCTTCAAGATCACCAATATTCGCTAATAAGGGCGAAAGGAAGTATAGCGACGAGATACTAGCCGACCGCCAAAGTCTTATAAAGTTCGTTAGTAAACACATCTCGAATTATCAACAGCAAGTGATTAAGGAAAACCAACAGCAGAAATACTTGACTGAAAAGACGGTCCAAGTACCTGCTTCACTTAGTATAATCAGCGCTTTCGCTGCGGTCTTGATGAAATCAGGCACTAATTTCGAAGTTAAGTATAAAGCACCAAATGGTCAACTAATATCGACTAATCTCTTTCATGATTTAGACAACAAAGAAGATATCCTTAATAGAATGTTAAGGGATATAAATAGCGATTATAATGAATATCACATAATATTCGACACTTTCTTTTGCGGTACTGACGATATTATCTCTATCATGCTAATATTGCAAAATCACTCAGACTGTGGTATAATACACGAATTGCACGATGATAAGATCGTAATAACCAGTAACAAAAACCACAGTGTTAGTATGAAGAAGACATTTAAAGAAAAAATCAAATTCACTACTGGTAGAACCGGTGTGAACACAAACGGGGATGATTCTGAAGGATTGGACAATTTAGTTCAGGGAGGATTGGCTATGCTTGGATTCGGTGATGACCATGAGACTCAAGTGGAAATTAAAGAAATAATCCATAAAGTCGCTGATAACTTAAATGATTTAAGTAGAATAGTGTGGATTTTGCAAGTGCAAAGTTCTGGCTTTATGATCGACGGCGAGCTCGATCGTTTCCACGAATATGCTACAAAATATCCAGGCGCTAAACTTAATAATACCGATCTCGCTGACTATCTTGGCGTAAGCACAAGGATAGTCAAGAGATGCAAAGAAGAAATCGAAACACAGTGTTTCTTCCACGGTTTAGGCTAGGATCTTTGGTCGGTTTACGACTTTTTGGAAAAACGCAATTGCATCTGCTTTTGCGTCGGGATTATAGCTACGCCAATTAAGCAAGTGGCCGAAAGTCCAATGGCAATGGCTAGCAGATTCGCATAGTGTAATAAGATTATTTGGATCTAATTCTAGCTCGGGGGCTAGATGGTAAGGCATGAGGTGGTGAACTTCAAGCGAAACTCTACCACCACACGCCAAACACATTCCATTTAATTCGAGATGAACCGCTCTTGCTTTTTTCCACTTTGAAGATCTAGGCTTAGAGGCGAAAACTGGTTTCGCAAATAAAAGCCTTGGTTTATTTAAATAATTAAACCTAAGATTACCTTTATCGCTACTCTTAAGATTTTTCCCCATGGCAATTTACCGACTTCCTCTCCATCGCCTTTAGGTAAAAGCGATTCTAAACTAGCAATTGCTTCTTCATTAGAAAAAGCTAATTCGTCCAATTTAACGTCTGACAAAGCCATCGCTTTAGGCGCAATTGGAACGACTTGCTGAAGTGAATAACCAGCTAAATTCCAAGCTGCTAAAATAAGATCATTATTCTGAACTTCGCTACCACGCAATTTATCGATAATGATCATGATAGCTTCGGTCGGTAAACCGACTGGGAACGGGGTCATAGCCATTTTTTATTTCTCCTTGATTGTGTCAGATTGCAAACTATTAACAATCTTACTTTCATATTTACCATTCTGCGCCATAGTCTGAATGATAAGACCTTCTACTTTTTCCCTAAGAATGCCACTGTCTTTTGCCAAAGCTGAAGTCTTACGTTCGACTCTGTCTATGTCGGCTTTTATAGAGGAAGTGTCGCCGAATATTTTCGTCTGCAAGTCCGTTATCTTATCTAAGCAGTGTTCCATGTTATCCAAAAAACTCATGTGCCTATCCTTCATAGGCAGCACTACATTGCCACCGAACCATCTTATGCCTTGCGCAACAAAATACGCAAAAGCCGCTAAAATACCCATTGGAATACCAAACTTCTCGACTATACTAACCCAATCTGTATCAGCCATGGAAAAGATCGAAATGATATCCATTGACATATCCTCTTAGGGCCTATTTAAGTAATTTTGAATAGACTAAAAAAGGAAAATAGAATAGTATTAGATAGGCTCTAATCTAAGATGAGTAGCCAGTTGGGTAATGCCTTTATAAGATTTTATAATGTCTGCCTCTAATTTTTTATCGCCGCCAGCCAAAGCACTTGCGTCGGCTTTACCAAATTTTTTATTCTTTTGAAGAGTAGGCAATATATAATCATTATATATCTTATACAGTGCCGGAATATCCTTTTCTTGAAGATCTACGGTCCCTAAAATAGAATTAATTACCTTGTCATAAACCTGTACAGCACCATCAATAGCCAATTTTGCGACCAATTCATTTTTACTTCTACCGAATTTACCGCTAGGACCAGCATCAAGGAGGTCCTTAGCCCCTTTGGCTTTTTCTTTAGCCCAATCGGACCAAGATCTTTTAGGCTTTTGTTCCGTTTCGTCTTCATCTACGTCTTCATCTACATCTGTGGCTTCATTTATTGATTCTTTAATGCTTTTACTATTATTAGCAGCATATTGAATAATCCATTTCTGGTTGTTCGGCTGAGTAATACCCACAGTTTTAAAGAAAGCCTGCCACCATTGGCTATTAAGAGAGGCAGAAGAATGCACGGATGTGGTCCCTGGAGCTAAATCTTCTTGCGATTGAGTAGCGCTGGAGATAAGGGTCTTTATCTGTGGTCCTAAATTCTTTTTAAACTTCATAGACAAAATGCAGACTAATTTTTCTGATTTATCCTCAGTCGTAAAGTGTGATAAAGCATTTGCAAGTATCCCAAATATATTTAGATTGCCTCCAAAAGGATTATTAGCTGCGCCAGTCGATAAAAAATTATTACCCTTTTTGGAGAATTTAGTAAAGAATTCGTCGAAATGAGTCTGGCAAAGAGCTATTTTAAACCCATATTTTCTTTCGAAATCTTTAGGAGTGGTAGCTGGGCTCTCATTACAATAAGCAGCGGCACATACACCTGAACTTGCCATATTATTACACCTTATTTAAACCAATGATCATCATGGCCATCAGGGATGATTATATTATCATCGCCGATGAATCTGCGTTCGTCTCTGGCTGATAACTCTGTGTGGTCTCTTTTTTTTCTGCACTGTTTGCAATATCTAACGCCAGGGTCATTACTAACAAGTGTCCCGCCACACCATCCCAGACATTTTACTTTTTTGCCTTTCATGACTTCACCGTGTTCTTCAGAAGTCAATTATCTTGACTATTATATGTTTACTTTCGGCGTATTCCAAAGCATTCTCAGTAATACTTGGAGCCACTATATATCCTACACATTTCTTATTAATAGCTGATAAATATTCTACGTATCTTATGGCCTGTGAAACATTAGCTATAGATGCCTTTTTCCTTTTAACTTCATAAGAATGATAAACTGAAAAAGAATCGATTCTAACAAGATCGATTAAACCAAGCGATTTTGTGTCATACTCTTGAATATATTCATCGTTTGGATAATCGGCATTAAGTTCGACAAGTAACTTCTGGACTAATTCAGCTTCAGTCCTTAGCATCTGTATCTTATTATCGTGCCACTCGGCAGGGCTAAATGAATGAATCGTATTGCTTATCTTGATTTTTATCGTTTCTGATCGATTCCTCGCTATTATATTATCGCCATCGAAATCGATTCTAGACCCAGCCGCCATATAGTTAATAGGCTTTATAAGCCTCGATGTGTGTATCTGCAACGACGCATCGGCTTTAATAACAATTAGGTAGACACCGCTCGATAAATTGCTTAGGCCTCTACCGTCATACTCTACAGAACAATTTGCCAAAATAATGTGACTTACCAATATCAGCCCTCGGTAAATAACATTATTTACTACTAATAAGGAGAATACTGTGGACAAGGGTTTAATGCAAAAGATGTTCATTAAATTGTTTTCGACAAGGCAGATCGCGCATAATGAACATTTAAAGACAGATATGTTTTCAGCACATATAGCATTGAATGAACTATATGACGGATTGCTAGGATTAACAGACGAATTAATTGAAACCTATCAAGGACAATTCGGATTAATAGAACCAATAGATAAATTATTTCTAGAGTACACGGACATTGTAGAATACCTCGAATCTTTTGCATCAGAAGTATCAAAAATTTCAGAGAAAATGCCGGAAGGATGCGGGCATCTCGGAAATATTATGCAGGAGATAAGTTCCCTGATGTATAAAACCATTTATAAATTAAAATTTTTAAAATAATTAAATACCCATAGCCGTGCGGCCAAAGAACTGATTGGGCATGCCCATCATAGTTTGCCGTGCGGCATATGGTTCACCAGGTTGTTTTGGCATCCTGTTGGGTGCCCCAAGAACGACGTAGCCGGATTCATGGGCTGCAAGCACGTCGGTGATAAACTTAATGATCTTAAAAACGGTTGTTTGACGTCTTGCGCCAGACATACCATTTGCCGACTTTGTGATAATACCTGATTTTATTTGTCTTGCTAAATCGTTTAAATTGTTATGGAAAGTCTCACCTAGAAACATTCTCTTGTTACCAAGAACAAATAGATTCCAGCCAATTACGGCTCTGCCTAAAGATGTATCGATCTCGGCGGCATAGGGCACCACTTCGACTTTATTAATTAAACAAATATCTGGATCGAATGCAAGATCCTGCAAAAGCGGAGGATATACTAATCTGTCGAATGAATCGACGAACCCTTTTCCGATAAAATAGCGAATTAATTTGCGCCTAACCGTTTCGGTATTCGCAAAATGCTTGATCAGATCTATGTCTTGTGTGTCCATATAATTATATTTAATTTCCAGATAGTATAGAAAATCTGTTAATCCTTTTTACCTTTAGTTCTCTGTCAAAAACATCAAACATTTGGTTACGGTGTGAGATAATTAATATGTTGTCTATTCTTGATGATAAATCATTTCTTATGATACTTATCAGACCTTCTATCCCATCCTCATCCATCCTGCCATCGACCTCATCTAAAACCATCAAATTACATTGCCTACCATACATTACTTCATAAAAATCATAAGACGCAAGCATAAATGCAAGATCTGTCCTTTTTCTTTCGCCGCCTGACTGATATTCATAGCCCCACATGTTACTTGTGATTCTAAGATCGTTCTCGATCTTTATCTTAATATCTAGACCTAAAATGCCTAAATAATGTTCTAGGCGAGAATTAATATAAGGAAGATGCTCTTCACACATAAAGCTTTTTACTTTATTTCTGTCATTATAAGATTTATATAAATAAGTATAATGCTTATCTAACACCGTAATATCTTCTAAATCGCTTTTGTGTTTTAAAATATTGTCGAGGATATCTTTTAACCTACTTTCTAGCCTCTCTATGATTGTCTGATTAGGGTCGCTGTCGGTCTCGGTCTCTGCCCGTAGCGCCATTAATCTTTTGATTTCAGCTTTATAATTTAAAACTATGGTTGATAGGTTATTAGCTTCCATAATGGTGATGTTAGGTATTTTAGCCGATAACATAGTCTCGTACTTCTTAATAACCTTATTGCTCTCTTCTCTAGCGGCGGTAGCATCGGCTAATTGCACACCAAATGTAGTTAACTCTTTTTCAATCTTGTCAAGATTATTTGTTATCATGCTTGATGGTATAGATTGTTGGCAAGCGACACAACTCTTGCCCTGTAGCTTGTTAACCTCATCGCGTCGCTTTTTTAAGACGGCTATATTCGATTCTATGGTAGCGATAGTTCTAAAATGTCCAGCATCTTCAGATTTTAATCTATCGATTTCAGCTTTAATCTTTTCTATTAACTTCCACTTTTCGGTTAACTTATCTATATCTGGTATGGTTATCTTATTCATCTTTTCATTGACAGTAGCGATCATAGCATCTATATCAGATATCCTTTTGGCTCTCTTGATTTCATAGGCGCCACTTTCTTCGCGATAAGACTGGATATCACTTATCGTCCTATCTCTGTTGGCTTCAAGGTCTATAATTTTAGATTTAAAATTTGTAAAAAGAAATTGAGCATTGTCAGATTTAGCTTTAGCAATTTTGGCATAGAAGCTAAACCTATCGACTCTTAGAATTTTTTCTAAAGCCTTTTTCCTCGCGACTTCGCTCATTTCCATCCACGAACGGCCATATTGATTAAAGAAAACACTACCACAAAATATATCATAGTCGAGATTGAAGGTCTTATTAAGCTGCGATTGCATGGCTTTAGATGTAGAAACGGTGTCGGCTGAAATCCTAGTTTCATCGCCATCTCTACTAAACAACACTTCCGTAGTGCCGCCTTTTTGACGACGCCTGATAATTTGATCACCGTTTTTAAAATCGATTATAACTTCGCAAGTCTTGCCAGTAAAGTGATTAATGATCGAATCACCAGCTGACGAAGCGTGCATGGTACGGCCAAATAGGCCCCACAATACGACATTTGGAATAGAACTCTTACCAGAACCATTAGATTTGCGAATATCTTCTGAGCCGACTTGGGGCGAATTGCCAGAATCTATTTCACCTGTTATTAAGCAGCTCCCAGGATCCTCAAGAGATAATACCGATTCATAATCACCATATGAAAGAAAATTACGCCACTTAACCGATTTGATTTCTAACATTTAAACGAGATCTTTCATAAAATTCGGATGTGATTTAATATAATCAGGAAGAGCATTCTTATCGATTGCTTCAGCATTCCAAATACCATTTGCAACTGGATGGAGATTTTGGATTTGATTATCTGGCGTCCAGCCATAATAGACTTCTTTTAACCAATTAGGCCGCAATTCGTCTTTATGGCCATGACACAAATATTTATACTCCATAATTTCTTTGCGTTGGCAAGTGCCAAAATGGTATATCTTAGTCGGTAAACCATGACCTTGGCCCCCAGACCGCCTGAGATTAAACATCCTAATAGGGCTGAAACCGTCCTTTACAACGTGGTTAAAAGATCTCCAAAAATTAATATAATTAGATGTCCCGTAAAGTCGGTGTGGGCCATCGTAAGCCATTTTAACACCTTCCATAAAGGTGTCTTTATCTATTACTTCATCAGAATCAGCAGTAACGATCATGTCGTAACCGGCCACATGATTATAAACAGAATGTCTATGGGAAGCTTCCCTAGGATAAGAATCTGCTTCTTCCCAGATTAGTTTATCGCCAAGATTTTTATGAGCAATATTGAAAATAGTATCTCTAGAATCTGGGCATTGTGCCAATTTGCCATTAAGAAGAGGTGTGTGGCCATGTGAGGCTTTCTTTGAATATGATACATAAACCTTGTCGCAAAAAGGCTTTAAAGAATCTAAACATAAGTCTAAATATTCTGCGCCATAGTGCAGCGGTACAAAGCCGAGTATTTTCATGATGATCCTTAGAAAGAAGAATAGACTCCATTAATAACAATACGCCCATATGAATTATAAGTCATCGCTGGACATATAATAATTACCATTCGATCGTCGTTTAACCATCGGCGGTATTAAGCCGTTTGTCTGAAATTGCTCAAATATATTAAGTTATAGTATCGTCTGCTTTTAAAAAGGAATTTGTACTATGAATCTTGTACAGATTGGCGCTAACCGCGGAAACGACCACGTTACTGAGCTAATTAAGGAACATGCTGAGCAATTCGATAAAATAATATTAGTCGAACCTATAATATATGTTTTAGAAAGACTGTCGAACTGCTACAAAGACATACAAAATGTTATTATTGAAAACTGCATTATAAGTAACTCGCTAAAAAAAACCGAAACCATCTACTTTCATCACGGCTATGATTATGAGACTAGCACACTAAATAGTAAGCATTTAATTGATCACGGTTGTCCGGAAGATAGAATAGTGTCTAATGAAGTACCGAATATGACACTAACCGAATTATTATCTAAACATAATATCCACGATCTAAATTATCTCTTCATCGATGCTGAGGGGCAAGACATCGATATTGTTATGAGCCTTGATCTCTCTCTGACACCTGTGGATCATATCCACTTCGAAATTGCACATTCAGACGGTGTTTTTAAGCGTGGGCCTAAATTTGATGGTGTCTGTGCATATTTAAAAAACTTAGGCTATGAGCTTGCAATAACCGATACCGATCTAACAGCAAAAAAGGCAATCACATGTTAGCATGTAATATCTATGTCGACAACCAACAAGTTATAGAATACCCTGTATCATATATTATGCGTAATCTAACTTTTGTAGACCAATTCATGGTATATGGTGGTGACGATATCAGTTACAATATTCTAAAAGATACTCTAAGTAATACGCCTAAAGTGCAAATTATAAACATCGATAAAAAGATTAAGAATCCTCAAGATATAGCAGCAGCCCAGAATAAATGTCTGGAAAATACTTTTAATATGCTCAAACCAGATTTCATACTATCATTACAGGCCGACATCTTGTTTAGTATTGAAGGTATTAGACAGATCCATGAATATATTTCTAATCCAACGGCGAGCAGCCTCTGTTTTAAAATCCAACACGTTAAACTATATATTAAATGCGGCATTTCCCACTTTGGTGCTGTTTTGCTAAATAGGGATTGTAAAGAAAGGTTTGTGCAGGATGGTGCCTATTTGTCTGCAGACCCCCATAACAACGAGAATTATAAACACCATGACAATATCGCGTGCCATGATATAGGCTATTTATCGCCACAGATATGGGCAAAGAAATTAAAGCAGCATGCTAAAACGTGGGGGTCGCCAAGCGCACTGGCAGACGCAATAAAATATGACGATAGTAATAAACTTGAATTCATCCTTAAATATAGCAAATACGTAAAAAAATTAGTCGGCTGCTTTGGGTTATTAAATAAAGAAGTCGATGCCGAATGGTATACGGTGATTGAAGATTTCGGTTTAGTCGAAGACTGGAAAGCGACAGTCGATATATTGAAAGAAGATTTTTGTAAGTAATTATCTTTATCATAAATATGGGGAAAAGAAGTGGGCGATTTAAAAATAGGGCAAGGATCATATGAAAGCATTATTAGACGTGGGACCCTTAATAGCATAACGATAGGAAATTATAGCTCTATAGCCGATGGCTGTATCTGCGATGGTGGTTTTGGCCATAACACTAAGTTTATCACGACTTATCCATTAAATGAAAAGCTAAAGAATTGTGCTCATCTAGCCGGTCACCCAGTATGTAGAGGAGATATACACATCGGAAACGATGTGTGGATAGGCGAAGGATGTATGATAATGAGCGGAGTGACAATAGGCGATGGTGCCGTGATCGGGGCTAGATCAATAGTAACAAAGGACATACCGCCATACACCATAGCAGTTGGATCACCAGCTAAAATAATTAGGAAAAGATTTACAGACGAACAGATCAAAAAACTGTTAAATATTAAATGGTGGAATTGGAATGAACAAAAGATAATCGACAATGCTCATCAATTGATGAGCGAAAATATTGACAATTTTATAGCAGCGCACTCATAAAGGAAAAAAATGAAGCAAATCGTAACAAATCTATTAGCGATGACTAAGAATGCAATGTCTAATACCGACATATCTAGAGATCTAGATAAAATCGACGCAACATTCACTGCAGTATATCAGGCACCAGCAGGGGTAGAACACTATAGATTATTATCATATATTGGTAGGCAGGTCAGCGACAGCCTAATATTAGATGTAGGAACATACAGAGGGTATTCAGCGATAGCACTAAGCAATAACTTAAATAACAAAATTATTTCTTATGACATCCAGAAACACCACATACAAGAAGACACAAGTAACACCGAATATAGAATCGGTGAAGCACTCAAATTCGAAGATTTCAAAAATACCTCAATTATTTTATTAGATACTTTTCATGATGGAGTTTACGAAGAAGTATTTATAAACCATCTCAGATCTATCAAGTGGACAGGTTTACTAATAATGGATGATATAAATGAATTCCCTGCACTGAGAGTCTTATTCAATAAATTGCCAGAAGAGAAGTATGACATATCTCATATAGGCCATTGGTCTGGGACTGGACTCGTGGTATTCGATAACTAAAACCTAAAGCGAGTTAATTAATCATTATTAAATAATGCGATTATCTTTTCTTTAAATTCAGAATAATAATCACACTTGTTTATCAGATTGTCAGAAGCAGCCATATATTCCTTATAAGATCCGACGCTAGCGTGGTACTTATTTATGCTAGGTTTTTTTCTTATTACAGCTACCCCGAAATCGCCAGTATAAGTTACAATCCCAATATTTGCTATATGTCTAATGTGCCATATCGACCTAAACACTGTTCCACACCTATAAGATACAGCAAAATCCTCGCTAGGCGGATAGGCATCGTGGAGAACTATTGCGCCATTTGGGTTTATATATTTCAAGGAATTTAAGATATCTTTTGTGACTTGCGCTTCATCATGGTCACCATCTATAAAAATCAAATCGAAATTCTGACCATTCTGATCAAAGAATTGATCACTATTCATCGACTTGATCCTATCATCGAACATTTCCCCGACCGGCTCGACACCTACTTTATCTGCGCATACGATTTTATCCCAGCATACTTTACCTTGAACACCTATCTCTAAATAAGATTTAAAATTATATGCTCTGATCAGATGGTTTATAATATCAACGTGAGTTATATCTTCTTTGAAATTAGGCTCCATGCTTTTTTATCCTCCTCTATTATTGTGTTTGCTTCAGGTAGCAGACCTATACTACGACTCCAGTCCATGATGGCTTGAAGGTCGCTATAAACGGTCATTTTATAATCTAACAATTTAAGTTTATCAAATATCCAATTATCGCCGAACCATAACTTTATCTCCCCAGGTATCGGATAAACTAACTCAACCATCTTGCGCGACAAGCAGATGAAGACGCCAGGGACGCCATCCTGCACTACTTGTGTTGTCGGGTTGGGAGAATCGGAAAAGGCACTAACGCCAGTCACAAGCGGAATTACCTTCTGAGTATCAAGATCTATTAATTTTATCTTAGCACAAACGTCATTTTTAAGATAAATATCGCTATTTAGGATAATTAAGGTATCGAACTCTGGATGTGCTAAGAAATACTCCATTAATTGATTCCAAGCTGGATTAACATAAACATTCTTAGCATTAATTATTTTATTGTAAGGCTCTATTAATTTTTTTATGTCAGGTGTGGCATTATTGTCGATTATAAGGATACCGTCGGCACCAATAACATGGGCTAAGCATCTCTTAACACAAGCCACGTCATAAATTACAGGTATACCGACTAATAATTTTCTCATACTGTATTTTTATTTAAGATCAAACCCATAAGCTGCATTCACAGCCTCATATTGGCGCGGCCCATGAAACCCAAAGCGCTTTTTAATATCATGATCATATTCAGGTATGTGTGATTCTATCGAAAACCACGTTGCTACATCTAAAGGCGCAAACACTATACCGTGTGATTCAAATAATGGCTTATTGACAAGGCAAATTTGCCAATCCTCATTATCCCAGGTACCGCCGTAATGCTTTTTACAAACATCTAAAAGCTTTTTACTACGCAGGCTAAACCCTCCATTACCTACTCGGCAGTTGGGTCTTTTGGTAGCTTCCAAAAGCCACGGTGCGCCTATATAATCATAATTTAAAAAATCAGGATTCCAATTAGCAGTGTTAAGAATAAAACCATCATGTTGAACAACAAGAACAAATTTAGTATTGATGTGGTCAGTAAGACTACCACTGATTAATTTACTATACTCACCGATAACCATTGGCTTTATTTTTTTATAGCCGACACCTGTGATATCTGAATCGTAAGCCGATTGAAATATCACTTCACCAAAATCGACTTTATCAATGCATTGCCTAACAGCAAAAAGCGAGCTTTCAAAAGATTTTTTATCCGTGCGCCCATCAGCCATAAACAATGTAACATTTTTTAATCGGAGCATAATGATACCTAAATGAATGGAATAAATTATAATTACTGATTATTTTTGAGGTTACTATTGCTGAATTTAGTTAACCAAGTATATGCAGCGTTCTTATCATCTGGCGTTTTAATCTTAAAAGAATCAAAACGCAAAAACGGCTTAGGTAAGGATCTTGATAAAGTTTCATGAATGGATAAGGTGTTCCAATCGTGTTTACCAGGGTTAGTACAGAAAATATTTGCAGAGTCTTGCTCGGACTCTTTCGTACCAACATAAACAAGCTTTTTATCGGCTTTAGTGTCGGCCTGATTATGGTAGATCGGGGCACTTATACCTATAAATTCATGATTAAACAAAGGAATTTCGTCATTAATTATAATATCGCCATCTAAAATTAGAGCCAATTCGTTTATTTCCTTAGAAATCAGCCGCATAGTGTGCATTATGCCTAGGTCAGGATCATTGTTTAATATAAATTTAATATTATCTAGCTTTTTTAAATGAGCTATTATGAGATTAGATCTGAATCCAACTACCACATATATTTCTTCATAATTCTTTAGGGCTTTAATTTGGTAATCTATAATTCTTTTGCCATTCACCATGGCCATTGCTTTTGGAATATTTTGCTTTAATCTAGCCCCAAAGCCTGCGGCACATATCACGGCTTTCATTATTATCCTTTATAGTTAGACACGATATCTACATAACTATAAAAAATAATCAGATAACCGCGAATTAACACAAGAAATGCAGTGTTAAAGTTTTATGAAAGAGCCCCATAAAACACTTAAAAAATCTAGATATTTATACTTTTCAAGACCTACTGAATCTATGCTAGATTGAACCATGTTTAAAGAAGACTCGTGCACTTCGAACCCAATACCATCCCAAAGTCCAGTCGATAATAATCTTGATTTAACTGCTGAATAATTTTCAGATTCATTAGGCGAATCAGCGAAGTCGTGTAACATAATAACATCGCCTATCTTAAGAAATTTCGAAAATATATCGAATTCTTTAGTCTTTGCTCCACCATCACATAATATCAAAGTTTTATCTCTCGAAGCAATTAAAGATGAAATAGAATCGATAATATCAGGAGAAAAGCAATCACAATATCTGATACTATCATTCACTTCATGGTTTTTAGGGATTTTGACATGCGAAGGTTCTAGTTCATAGGTAAGAAATAAAGCCTCAGGCCGCTTATTTTTATAAAGCCATACAGAAAATCCGCCGTTATCAGTTCCGATCTCTATAATAAGATCGAAATCTTTAATAACCACCGAGAATACTAAATCAGTACCAGGCATTTGCGCAGCGCCAACACCAACAAGATCGTTAAAATAATTAGTCATAGTATACCTCATAAGATAAAGTATATTATATATTTAAAGGTTGGTGTAAATGAACCTGCCTCAAACTAGAAATATCGACCACCGCTTCTTTAAACCACGCCGGAAACATCGCCTTGGCTTTTTTAAATAATCTCTCGAAAGACCCATCTATAATAAATGTGTCGGCATGATCTGCGTGAGACCTAACACTTCTACCAACGGATTGCACAAGCCTTAAAACAGTAATCCAGTCATAATATTTATCATCTAATTTCATCCTCGCCGCCAACTGCTTATCATCATAGAAATTAGCAAAAGGCATCTTGCAAACGATCTGAAAACGGCTCAAATCATCCTTAAGATCAACGCCCTCATAAAGAGAAGGAGAAATAATGATGCTATCATGGGATAAAGCATGAGAGTCTAAAAGGTCAGACCTATTAGGATAATCCTTAGAAGATCTAAAACGCTTCGAAACACTAGATTCACAATTCAGGCTAAGATACTCCATAATAGCGTTATTATGAGTATGAATAATTCCCCTTTGGTGGCCAAATTTATTAACGATAGCTTCGACTGACCTAACCAAAGGTGGACCCCAATCGACCATCTTATCCTTACCACCGGTCATTTGAGCAGCCGGCCAATAGTAAATCGGCCTATTCTCGACAGGAAAGCGATTCTTCATCCTAAGAGCAGCAACGTCAGACCTATCGACACCAACGGTGTTACAAAAAGTGTCGACATCAAGAATAGTAGCACTCATCAGAAGCACCTTGTTACCATGCCTAAAAATGAAACGCTCGGCAAAATCACCAACGATAACTGGTCTCAAGTTAAGCACACGGTATTCACCGACAGAAGGAGAAAACTTAATTTCGTGATCCATAACCCATTCGCAATCATCGAAATCATTATCCACAAACATTTCGATCTTGCCGGCAACACCCAGAAAGTCTCTAGCGGCTATATGGTCCTCATCTGCAATTGCGATCTCCTCAAGCTCCTTAAAAACACCAATAATATTCTCATTTAAAAACCATTGCTTATACTGATTAGGACTATCGAAAACCGGAAGGGCATAGCCACGTTCTTTTAAATCGATATCGCTAATCGTAACGTTAACAAAAGAAAGTATTTCTTGACCAAGATTATGTGCCTCATCGGTAATAAGTAGACTGCGGGGATCAACGAAACGATCTTTGGTAAAAGTGGTCTGATAGAGGAAAGAGCTAAAATTCATACACAGAAATCTAGAATTGATCGCCTTATGAAGTTGCTCATAATAGGCACAGGCGCTGAAAGTGCGTCCAGGGGGCAAGAAAATATTCTCCTCTGCGTTCTCGAAGCAAAAGCGGCACTTAACGCCAGAGCCAAGCAAATTGGTCTTACAGACACCAACGGAGCAATTCCTAAAACCATTGTCGAGCTTGTTAATATCCGAAGCGGCAAGGGTAAGACTCCATTTCTTTTTGCCTTTCATTCTTTCCCAGACGTCGCATTCATAAGCATTCCTGCCTTTAAGCTCCGTCACGATAGAGCCGTATTCAGATACTAACTGGTCTTGCAGTTGCTTAGTAGCAGTTAGCCAATACATATTATCGAAAAATTTAGCAACCGTCATCCCGATGGCAGTCTTACCAGAGCCAGTGGGAGCTTCGATTATAACGATCTTTTTACCAGAATTAAAAGAATCAAGCACGAACTTGATAGCTTCCCTCTGTCCATCGCGGTAAGCAGATTTAACAAAGAATTTATCTATATCATCCGTATTATACATTTATCACCATTAAGGAACAAAATATGGCAAACATCGCAATAACGGCAGACATTCATTTAGGACTCACGGGCAGATTAAATGATACCATTTATGCACTAAAAACAATACGTTCATATTGTCAAGTAGCTAACATCGACATCGTCCTGATCCTCGGCGACCTCTTCCATGATAGAAAATATCTAGAGATAGATGTTTTAAACAAAGCGACAGAATTCTTTAACGAATGCAGAGAGCTAAAGCAGACATGGATCGTATTTCCTGGCAACCACGACATGTATCTCAGGCACAGCTGGAAATGTAATAGTTTAGATCCGATAAATGATAAATTAGTGGTTATTAACGATATAAAAGATCTTGTAATAGAAGGAAGACATTTCCATATCTTGCCGTATATGACCAAAGAAAGCACATATCGCAAAGTCTTAGAATTACTTTCACAAAAAGCTGATGCCGAAACTATACTTCTAACGCACATTGGTGTAAATGGCGCCACCTATAACACCTGCTTTACCCAAGCTTCGAATTCTTCTATTACATTTAACAATACACCATATAGAAAGATCTTCACTGGCCATTATCATAATAGACAATCTATAGGCGATAGGGTATATTACCCAGGGTCACCAATACCTTTTAAGCATGACGAGGGAGGTATTCCCCATGGATTCTTAGTATTAGATACTGACACTTTAGAACAGAAGTTCGTCAATATCCAGAAAGCTGGCCAAAAGTTCTACCCAACTGAAGCTCCGCCCCCAAATTTTTATACCATCATTCACACAGATGTTAATTCGACATCTGAAGAAGTAATTAAGAATAACCACATTCGTGTCGTGTTGGGTGAAACCATCGCGGAGAATGAGAAAGAATCGATTAGACTACTACTAGAAAACTACAATCCTAAAAGCATAAAGTTCATCACCCCGGTCGAAAAGATAACTGCTGGCAGAAAAGAAATAAAAACTTACGGCATCAGCGATTACTTCGACAGATGGATTAAAAAAGATAAAAATTTTAAAGAGCTTGATGACAAACTGATATTAAAACTAAATCAGGAAATCATACAACTCGGCGATGAACAATACCTATCAGAATCCCAAGAAATAGAATAAGTGTATTATCACACAGTCAACAGTCTAGTGTTGACAACATAGCGACCACGTTTGTCGTAAGTTTTAAAGCAGTTGGGAAACCAGATTCGGTCTTTTCAGGCAAGTTATCTCCAATGATCTGGTTTGTATAAATAAATGCCTGTAACTCCCCAACTCGGCGATGAGCTATATCACTAGAGAAGGCGTGGCTTAACAGAGGACGGAATGTCTGCGAGCCATCAGCAGCCCCATATATAGTTCCTAACTCAAAGATCTGAGACACCAAACCTGATAGAGTGTACGGGTGACTGAACCTCACCGACGGCGGCAGATCCCATTATTATTGTTGACTATTAGCTGGCTCTAAACCCCGCAAACCATAAGCGACTTGGTGAGCCGGACTGGTAGTGTTAAATAGTAAAACCGAGGCATTTAATAAACCATTTGCACCTCCGGCCACCTTTGGTCTTTTTTTTAAAGGCTTTTAGGGCGGGCGGGGAGGAGCTTGGTACATAATAAATGCGCCATTTAAAATAAAAATTAAAAGATAAAGGTCCACCGACAGGAAAACAAATGGCTAAATTTACACCTCGTTTCCCAAGAAACGCTAAAGACGGTCAAGAAGTCGCAGATAAGTATGGAAATGTTTGGAGATATTACTCTTCTACTGATACTTGGGTCTCAATCGGCTATCTTCAACCACCTATAATAGTCGATGAAAAGAATGATGGCTTCGTTTCCCCAGAAATCTATAAACGAATACAATATTATAAAAATTTTAAAGAAGCCCTTAACCAAGCGCCTTTAAAGATATTACCAGGCAGAGGTGCTTATTATTATTATTTCAGATCTAACAACCGATTAATCAAGTTTAAAGCAGAATCTAAAAGCCAATTGCGCATAGAAATTAATATGCAGCGGCTTTATCGTCTGTTATATAATGAGCGATGCAAAGGCCCAACCGGCCAGCGAGGATTAATCGGTGCTGCTGGGGTCGATGGCCTAGCAGCCCCCGCAGAACTCTCATTTAATCCGACTTTCGACAATAATACCCTGTCGTTTGCCGTCTATACTCCTCAACCGCTTGCCGCCGGCGGAAAAATATATCTTCCCAATGGCCATGTACCAGATATTAGTGTAAGATTAGATGAACTTGATCCTTCTTTTGCTCCTTCTCTTCTTCCATCTTATGTCGAATTGCCGATTTATTTATTAACTATTAATAATGAATACGAAGAATATATGCGGCTTCAAGCCGATATTAGAAATAAATGCGCTGCCGGCAATGATCAATTTTACTTCTGTTTAAATGATGTCATTAAAAATCTTGACTTAGATTCTATAAATGCGCAAAGTGTACTAGAAATAAAAATTGATCCAACTGGCGAGATTCCGGTTCGTTTTTCCGGTGAGCTTTCAGCTTTGATCGATGAAGCTGCGTCAGCCGCTCTTATAGGTTATAATAAAGAATATCATATCGCTTACGGTAAAATCGTCCTTAAAGTCGGTGCTTGGAATACCAATTATGCTGTAAAGTCTAGGCAATGCGGCCCAGATGGAGCTAGGGGCGATATCGGATCTTCTAAACTTAGTGTTAGTGAAGTCGCTATTGAAGCTGGCGGTTCGGTCCTAGCTAAAAAACCTCTCATCGGCTTAAGATATGATAAGAGTTCTTCGACTTTATTATCATCGTTTGGCGATATAAGTTTAGAAACTAATGTCGATAATATCTCTTTGGTGCCAGGATCAACAAATTTGGCTTTTGAAAGCCCGATTAAAAGCGTTTTAGCGAGTGTCGAAACTACTGCCAATAGATATAAGTCTCTAAGGGTACATGAAACCAATATTATCGGCTCTGAAACGCCTAAGACTAATTTTTTTGTTTGGCAGCCTTTGCCTAATTGTGTTACTAAGCATAATTATGAGAAGAATGCGTTCGATTGGGTACCTTTAACTAACAAGGAACCTTGCGAGACTGGTGGTGTAACGTGGTATGGTGCTGACGGCCCAAAAAACGCTCAGTTTCCTTGGCAGATTCTAATTCCTGCGTCTCCTGAAGTCGATAATTGTTGTCAAGAACCTTTCTTTTATTGTCCTAATGTGCAGATGGGTGCTTGTACTGATATTGGTGGTGGTACTGGAACGCCTTCTCCGACTACGCCTACTGCTACGCCTACAGCTACGCCTACAGCTTCACCTACTCCAACGCCTACTCCAACGCCTACTCCAACGCCTACTCCAACGCCTACTCCTACTCCAACGCCCACACCAACACCCACTCCAACACCGACGCCCAGCACAACCGGCCGAGCTATATTTGGATTTGGTCTCGGTGACAGCTTGGCTACATCGAGCGTTACAAACCTAGTTTCTAATACAGGTGTAGTCGCAACTGACACTACTGGCGTTGGAACTGCAAGATTTTATTTGGCCGCAGCAGGATATGGCGGCGATAAAGCAATATTCGGATATGGGGTTACTTATAGTGTAGATGTAAAGGTCTCCACTACTAATCTAGTTAGTAATTTGGGAATAGTGGCGTCCGACACGTCTGGAGTAGGAACTGCGAGAATAGGCTTAGCTGCGGCAGGATACGGCTTAGACAAAGCCATATTCGGCTATGGTTATTCTACAGCTTATGTCGCCCTAACTAACCTTGTTAACAACACTGGTATTGTAGCTTCCGACACAGCGGGTGTTGGTAAGCAAAGAAACTATTTAGCTGCAGCAAGTTATGGAGGCGATAAGGCGATATTTGGCTTCGGGCAAGACAATAGTAGCCTTTATTCGACGACTAATCTTGTTAGCAATATCGGTGTCGTCGCATCAGACAACACTAGCGTTGGAAGTAGTAGATCAGGCCCTTCAGCAGCAGGCTATGGCAATGACAAAGCAATCTTTGGTTATGGGTTTAGCGCTGGTCTTTATATCTCTCTAACTAATCTTGTTAACAATACTGGTGTAGTAGCTTCTGATGCTACTGGAATTGGCACTCCTAGAATGGGATCGGCGTCAGCCGGATATGGTGGTGATAAAGCCATATTTGGATATGGCAGAACCACTTCTACAACTGCTGTTAGTATAACTAATCTTGTTAATAACACCGGTATTGTAGCCACAGACACAGCCGGTATCGGCTCTGAGAGGTACGGTCTAGCCGCGGCTAGTGTTGGTGGAAACCCCACACCCACACCGACCCCAACACCGACACCAACGCCAACGCCAACGCCAACGCCCACACCAACACCCACTCCAACGCCAACACCTGCAACCAACATATGCGGATATATTTGGGAACGATCTGACATTCCGCCAGATCGGGTGATTGTTGATACCTTATCATTTGGTCTATATTATTTTGCGATCACACATAATGACATTTATGGAAATACACTTGCAAATGATATCGGATATAAAAGCACCTCCGGAAAAACGTGGTCCACTTTTACACTCCCAGCATTAACAACAGGATATTGGAACAAAATCGCGTCTCTAGCTGACGCTACACTTCCAGCACTAGTGATCTATAGTACGTCTGGCGTTGTGCGTCTTTCTACCAATGATGGTACTACTTGGGCTAAACCTTTCGACTCAACACAAGTTGGAATAAATCTTAATATTACTTCAATATGTTCTAATGCTACCTCAAAAGTGATAATCGCCATCCATTCTGATGGTAAAGTGTATAAACATGCTACCCATCCTGTCGATGCTACCATGCTTACATTTACACTCATTAATCTGCCAGTAATCACTAACAATGTGTGGTTAACTGTCAGCTACAGTGATAAGTTTTATCTGATTGGAAAAAATACAACCGGCTCTTCTTATGACTCGTATTTGACATCAATAGATGGTGTTACATGGATAATAGAAAAATTCTCGCGATCTGATAAATGGATCGGCATTGAAGGTAACAGCGGTATACTTGTTGCTATTACCTTAGATAACGGCGCCGCTGTTAAGACCGGCTCTCCATCTAAATGGGAAGACATAAAACTCCCTAATAACGTCACAGCCCTTAGCATTATAAAAAGTGCATCGACTGCTTCGGCTACTTACTTAGGGCCTGCTTTCGTCGCTGCTAAAAAAGTACCCGTTCGTGTTGATGATTCAGACATTATTCACTCTACCGATGGTATAAATTGGTCGATATCATCGCTGACTTATAATACTGTAGCGCCAGGCATAAGTTTTTTAACTTTCTTCAGAGGTAACAACACATTTATAGCGGCCTTTAGTGGTGATATTACTGGCGCAAAGGCTTCCATATCTAATTGCAATGCTATTAGCTGCCTTACTACTTGGACTGCAAGTAAAGCTCCAGACTTTGTTAGTGCTATTAGTGGTATGTCGCCTTATACAGACATGCTCTTTACGTATGGTTCTAATTTTTTACTGCTTAACGCCACAACTTCTGCTCTCCAGATAAGTGACGATGGTACTACTTGGTCTCCTTACAATGTTTATGGTGGTGTTACTGCTGGAACTACTGTATGGAAGGATATTGCTGTCGGCCCTGATAAAACATACCTGTTATTATCAGAAGAAAAAGAAATCGCTAAGTCCATTGATGGCGGAAAAACATGGCAGATATTTTCTACCTTACCAGCATTACCTAGCCCTGCTAACAAAAATTGGATCCAAATATGTTATGGTGCTGGGAGATATGTAGCTCTAAGCTTTTCTAACATTGGTGCTTACTCTGTAGATGATGGCGCGACATGGTCCCAAATGACGCTTCCAGCTTTTGCTGCGTGGTCAGAGCTGATTTACGCCAATGGCGTATTTGTGGCTATAGCATCACAAGAATTGGCAAATGGCGTTTTAGTTAACGCTGGCTATACGATGGTTTCATTCGATGGTGTTAATTGGAATACTTTTAATCTGCCTGTAAAGATAGACCCTTGGGTAGACATCACTTATGGAAATGGTGTTTTCATAGCGATACCAAGTGCTCTTGATGCTAATTATGTGGCTGTCTCTTTAGATGCTAAAAAATGGACAAAAGTTTCGCTACCTACCACGAGAGCGACACCGCCCGTGCAATGGAAGCGGATTGTTTATGGGGCTAGTATTTTCCTTGTAACATCTTCAGACACTATAGAAGCAGTTTCTGCGGATGGCTATAATTGGTATATTCGTAATGCCGGCACTCAGCTAATAATAAGTAATGCTGATGTGGCTTTCGGAAATAATCGTTTTCTGGCTTTTTCCTCGACGGCCGAACGTGGTAATCTAGCAAATATTGCTGTATCTCTTTGCGATGCATCACCACCACCATTTGTAAATCCAGATTTAACTTGTTTTCAGAAATGGCCAAGTGGCAGTGATGTGCCATACGTCAATATTGTGGCTACTGGTAAGACTTCTGGTGCTGTAGTAACCAGCACAAGCACTACTACACCGTGTTCTATTGGTTGGTATATCTCTGGTAACACTACCGCACCACCACCACCACGTGGTACCAGCACTCAATTTACAGTCGATGTTGGTGGTGAAATTAAAGGCGCTTCTTCCGGTGTAATAGTTTCAAGCGTTAGCGGCACGCCAATTTATGTAATATGTCCAGACGATTCTACATTCTATTTTAATAATGGCGTGGCGCTGAATAATAGCTATGCGTTTACGATAAATGAATTGATAAGAGTAAGAAACGTTAAACAGAGTTCAGGACCAGTTACCATTGGAATCCCAGACAGCACCAACACTGGTAGTGTAGATCTATTTTATAAAGGTACTCAAGTTGATGCGAACGGCAACGTTTTGCATATAGCAGCTTGCGCTCCTGTTATAACTGACTTCAGTGTCTTCTTGACAAAAAAGAATTCGTTTTATGGCGGCTTATCTAACGGCCGTAATTTTATACAAAACGAAACCATCACTATGGTTGGTGGTGTATCGAATACTGCTGACTACGTTGTCACAGCTATTGCCACTAAGAAGGGGACCTTACTTAATCCTTTATGGGAAGGCTATGAAATTACTTTGGCTTGTCCTTTCATAACACCGACACCTACCCCTACCCCTACTCCGACGCCTACTCCTACTTATACTACTAAAACGATTTGCGCTAAATTATTAGCGTGGGGCTATAATGGTATAGAATATCAGCTGGGTACAGGATCTAAAGAATTATTTGTGAGTGATCCTGATGTTGTTTTAATAGCAAATCCTGTTACGTTTGATGGTACCAGTTACTTAGCCACACCTGTTCCGCTGCCTGGCTCACCGGTCACTTGCGCTAGTTGCCCCTATGACCTAGGCCCAGTCACTAATCCTAATGTGAAGTCAGGCGATCTATACGATGGCCCTTGCTCGCCGGGCTGTATTGGCGCTTGTTCATATTATGCTTCGGTCGTTAATGGGGTATTGAGGTGGGTATTCGCAAATACAAGTTGTTTACCAGCACCTGTTGCAACACCAGTGCCGACTCCAACACCGACACCGACTCCAACACCGACACCAGTGCCGACCCCAACGCCTACGCCTACACCAAAAGCGCCAACCCCAACACCGACACCAATACCAAGCGCACCAACACCAACAATACAAGTTCGTAATATTTGTGTGGATATAACATTTCTAGGTAGTTCGCCCGATAAGTTTAGCTATACAATTACTGCATCAAGAAATGGCGTTTTGGCAAGTTACGCTGTTCCGTTATTATATTCTAACACAGATTGTGGTAAACAATCAAAGCATATGTTTAGTATTCCGAGTTCTAGCCCGCTTGGTCCGTGGACACTTGAATTAGTGACCAATTGGGATCAAGTTAAATTACCACACACTCGCCCAGGTTCTGCAGGGTCGAGATGTCAGCCATTAAATGGTTATATTGGTTACACCGATGTTGAATGTCAGATATATACCTTAGCCTATATCGATACTACCATGAGTACTATTGCGAATGGTAGATCTTGGCCAAATAATGTTATATCAGCATTTACAAATGTGTGGGGGGGTTCTTGCGCTACTTTTGCCACTACACCTATACCTACGAATTGTTTTTCTTCATGGCCGCCATATTATAGAATTACTGGAAAACAACTTATAGTATGCGTAAAATCTGGCGCGGTTATAGATACGCTTAAAAATAATACCCAAGTAGTGTTAACTCTAGTTGGCCATTATAACCCAAACCAATTTAATTATAGAGAATTTTGGCAGTATAATGATTTAGGTCTCGTTACTACAACGCCATTCTCTGTCGGCGATGTTATAATGTTTACTGCGGTTAATAGCCCGCTACAAGGTTATGAAAATAAAAATTACATGATATCTGAGATCTCGGGCGGAGTACACAAGATAATTTGCGATCAAGTGACTGTCGCTCCGACACCAACACCAACACCAACACCAACACCGACGAATTGCTTCGATTCATGGCCCAAAATAGGTTTGAGAGATACTGGGCATCAGACAATTGTTTGTGTTAAAACTGGCGCAGTTATTGACACTTTTAAGAATGGCTACCAAGTAATTTTAATATTAACTAACGGCTATAATCCTATCCAAAATAATTATAGGGAATTTTGGCAAGTTTATAATAATTCAGTCCAGATTGTTCCTACTACGCCGTTTTTTGTCGGCGATAAGATAAGATTTAACGCTATATTTACCCCTACCCGAGGTTATGAAGACAAGGATTATTACATATCAGAAATCAACGGTGGTGTTCATAAAATAGTTTGCGACCCCGTTGCCACACCAACACCAACACCAACACCAAATATCACTTGCCAAATCATCTTCTCAGCTAACGGTAGAGGAAGACTAACGAATTATGATTATAGCCCAAACACCACTATTCTTTTATCTGATTTAACCATTGGTGGTTATGAAGTAACCGATAGCACAATGTCGGACACTAAATTTTGGACTTTAAGCATACAGCTGAATGCGTCACCAGCTAACTATAGGATCGACGAATATAACATTACCACGACTCCATTCTCGATTAATACTACGCCGGCTAGAGTTTTTATGTTAGGGACTGCTGGGACTATTCCTGGTCTAGATTTTTCTGCTGCAGGTGGGACATGGAATCATGATGGATTTTGTTATAAATCTAACAATAAATTATTATTGGGTTCTAAATCTTTATTTGAGCTTGATATCACGACAAGTCAAATAGTAGTGACTAAATTGTTCGATTTAAGTTATTCTGGTGCTTGGAAGACTGATAATTTTAACGAAATATTATATAATCCAATAACTAACAGATTTACCACGATTATTGCTAATGATAATCATGATTTTTATATAGCAGAATATAAATTAGATGGTACGTTATGGAACGTAAAACAATTGCCGAGCATAAGTGCAAATAATTCGTACTCTGGTTTATTCGTTTATAACAGCCAGATATATATGACGACCTATCTAAACCGAACGATTTATGCAATAAACAAATCGACATTAAGCGCTGTGGTGGATAGAGTGGCGCCTTTGCCGGCCGGCCAAACAGAGCTGCTTATAAATGGCATTGCGCAATTAATAACATGTAACACCGCAAGTCTTGATCCTTCGACGACACCAACACCTACACCCGGCGCGGCCTCAGCGATATTTGGCTATGGCTTCTTACAGAATGCGGGATCTTTATCGATAACAAATTTAGTATCACCTACTGGCGTTGTTGCGACTGACACTACTGGCGTCGGTACTAAGAGGTTCGACCTAGCAGCCGCAGGCTATGGTGGAAACAAGGCTATATTTGCGTTTGGTAGTAATAATGTCGTATTATCGCTATCGAATTTAGTCTCTTCTACTGGTGTTGTTGCGACTGACACAGCTGGTGTCGGCACAGCTAGACATACATTAGCGGCGGCTGAATATGGTGGCGACAAGGCTATTTTTGGATATGGCGGCGGCACAGGAGCTGGCGCAGGATTTTATAATTCTATAACCAATTTAGTCACTTCGACCGGTGTTGTAGCAACCGACACGGCTGGAGTAGGAACACCGAGACAGGCTTTAGCGGCTGCTGGGTATGGTGGTGATAAGGCCATATTTGGCTATGGTTTTGCAAATGGTTCAGTATATATTTCTCTCACTAATTTAGTATCATCAACCGGTGTCGTGGCTACGGACACGGCGGGAGTAGGAACTGCTAGAGTCTGGCTGGCAGCGGCTGGATATGGGACCGATAAAGCAATATTTGGATATGGTGATACCGGAGCTGGGACTGTATCGTTAACTAATTTAGTATCCTCATCTGGTGTTGTAGCGACAGACACCGCAGGAATAGGCACTACAAGAACACGCTTGGCGGCTGCTGGCTATGGCGGTGATAGGGCCATTTTCGGATATGGTTCGACATCTGGAGGTTCGGCACTATCAATAACAAATCTGGTATCTTCATCTGGTGTTGTAGCAACTGACACAGCTGGTGTCGGCACTGCAAGGATGAGTTTAGCAGCTGCGCGATTGGGGTCACCAACGCCAACACCAACACCTACACCAACTCCTACGCCGACTCCTACCCCAACACCAACACCAACACCAACACCAACACCAACACCAACACCAACACCAACACCAACACCAACACCCACACCCACACCCACACCCACACCCACATCTGTGCCAGATGGTAAATGCTTTGTCTGGTACGGGGACACATTATCGAATTATGGCATTAATCATTTAGTATCTGGCTCAAGCGGTATGTTACTTATAAATCCACCTAGCAGCGGCACGCCTAATTTTGACGGTTATCTTTATGGCTCAGGCTATTGGGCTGGAAGACCAAATAATTCTACCCAAATGTTAAGAATCGATGGTAAGGTTAATTCTTTAGTCGCTGCGCCTGGAATGTGGCGATATGTCAATACATTCGGAAGCATGGCTTACGCTATCGATGGGAATAGCGATCTGTATACTTGGGGTATAGACACATTTAGCGAGGCATGCCATGATAAAAAAGGCGAAATTATCGCTGAGCCTACTAGAGTCACTGCCGAGTTTTTACCTAAATTATCAAAAGTCAGCTATAACCAAATCGCCCCTGGTAACGGATTTACAGCGTTCCTAACTAATCAAGGTGAGATATACTACGTTGGTAAAAACAGCATGGAGGCGTATCTTGGAGTAAGCCTCAAGTGGACTTCGGATACTACTTATGAAAGAACAGATGCTAATGGCATCGCCTACCTATATAAGCCCACGCTGATAGCTAGCGACCCATCGTACAAGCAGATATATGCTTGTGATTCCGCGCTGATTATCGTCGATGCTTCCGGCGGCCTGCATGTTATTGGTGAGAACAAATGTGGTGTACTAGGCATCAACCAGAAAGAGGGCTATACAACCAATAAAGTAATCCCAATGTATAATCCGATTCCAGTGCAGACCATAGGATCTGGTGCTGGACCTGGAGTATCTGGTATAGGCTTGGGAGCTGGTGTTGGGTTTGGTGTACGTACTTCCAAAACGAATGTCATGGCTTTAACTCGTGACGGTGATTTGCTATTCTGGGGCGGTTTTGTTGGTCAGACCGGTTTACCGCGAAACTCTTACGTACCAATTAAATTAGATTTACCAGAATCTGGTGTGATAGATTATCAACCTAATACTTCAGGTTGTCTGGTCGTATTTAAGAGCGGAAATGTTTATGGTTATGGTTATAGCATTATCGATAATAATAATGCTTCAGATACTTTTTCATCTAGTTTTGTTCAGATCGGATTTGGGTCTATCAATGGTGCCTTTGTATTAGCTCATGGGTCGCCAGAAAGAAATGGATACGTACTGGCGAAGGACTTCGTTAAACCGCAAATACCAGTTGGCCCTGGTTTATGTATGACTATATTCGATAATGTTGCTAAGATCGATACTATAACCGATGGTAAAGGTATCCAATTTTATATCGGTGATACGATAGAGGTAAAGCTAGATAGTGCCACAGACCCCTTTAATGGTAAGTATTTAATCACGAATATCGAAAAGTTAGTTAGCGGATCTAAAACCATTAAGAGGATGAGATTAAAATGTCTAGATGGCATTTGTTTAGTTAGTGCATCTCCTGGGTTAATAACTGTTCCTGCTGTTCTTCCTTATCTTAGGAGTATAACATCGACCGGTGGTGCATCGATAATGCCATTACCGACAGGATCGACTGCTATATATACTGTCACATTTGATCCTAATTGCGGTTCTGGGCCAACGCCGACACCGACGCCAACGCCAACGCCAACGCCGACACCAACGCCAACCGCTACTCCAACGCCAACCGCTACTCCAACGCCGACGCCAACTACATCAAAATTAAAAGTACTTTATACAGCGTGGAAATAAAGAAGGAGAACTATGAGGCTTACTGATAGTATAAGAATAAAATTAGAAGAACTCTATGACATAACACCTGATGACGTTCATGGTGTTAGTCTGGGATATAAGCATAAAGGCGGAAATAACACCGGCCAAATAGGTGTTGTTTTTAATGTGCTAAAGAAGATAAACAAAAATGAGCTTAAACCATCAGATGTATTGCCTTCTACGATAACAGTGGATGGCGTCGATATTATTACTGATGTCGTCGAGGCTCAGCCCATTAAGTTAATGTCTTGCTATCCCAACATGAGTTCGACACCTCTGACTTCATATGTAGGCACCGATCCTAATATATTACGGCTACAGGGACATGATACTCCACTTCTTACGCCAATGAAAGGTGGACAAGAAATAATTCAATTTCCTACGGGTTGGACAGCTGTTACCAGTAACGGCCAGACAGGCTATTCATTTGATTTAGGGACCTTGGGCATGTTTTGTATCGATAGCATAGATTTTAGAATCGTAGGCCTCACGAATAGTCACGTTGCAATTGACAGAAGAAACATAGCTACAGACAGAGACATTGCATTAGAAACCCAAAATCCTTATAATATATATGAAAGTTTATCTTGGGTAGTAGATGGGAAAAAATACCCGCCAGGCGTCACAGCCTTAAATGGCTCTAATGGCCTTAATTTGGTCGGCAGATTAAAAAGGTATACCCCTGTAACATCGGGTATTAATTATGTCGATGCTGCAATCTATATCCCTAGTGATTCTTATATCGATGTTGCTTCATCTTATAACACTTGGCATCCGATCGGCAGCGATAATTATACAGCGAAACCGATACCACCATTTGCTACATCAAGCGAAATAAATAACCTTTTAATAAATGCCGCCACAACGCCGATTTATAGCACAGGCAGAACGACTGGGCCAAAAGGATTTACCCAAAGCGCCGCCTGTAAGTTAATCATAACAGGTATAGGTGCTACCGTTACAGTTGGAAATAATAATAATACAACAAATAGCTGGGGCGATCTTATCGTATTTCAAAATGCTGATGCATCGTATTGGCCGATAGCCGGCGGTGATTCTGGATCTCCGATGATAGCTGTGATCGGTGGAGTGGAAAAAATAATAGGCATAGCATTTGCTGGCAGCCCAACTACTGCTTACGCATGCAGAATCGACAGAGTAGCGCAAGAGCTGAAGATCGAATCGTATAAAAGTTTTCATACGACAACCGTTGCAGTCCCAGACACATTTACTATAGATTATACCGATCCAAGAGCAAGCCAAGCCATCATAACGGTAAATGGTACGCCATATTATCAGGCTGGATTTACTATAGTTCAAACTAATACTCCAACACCAACCGCCACTCCAACACCAACCGCCACCCCAACGCCAACCGCCACCCCAACACCAACCGCCACCCCAACACCAACCGCCACCCCAACACCAACCGCTACTCCAACACCAACCGCTACTCCAACGCCTACCGCTACTCCAACGCCTACCGCTACTCCAACGCCAACTTGTTTTTCTTCTTGGCCGCAAATGGTGTCTACTACTAGCTCTGACATGACTATCGCTAGCATAAATACTGGCAAAACGATAAAAGCCAGCGCCGTCAATGGTGTATATCTGGTCTTAACAGGCAACTTGTATTATAAACCGCTTCAAGATGTTTATAGGGAATTCTACCAATACAATGCTCTTAATGTAATTAGCACTTATTCTCCATTTTCTGTCGGAGAAATGATATCGATTACCCAACCTGGTGATTTAAGTTATAAAGGCACATACTATATTTCTAAGATTTTGAATGGTTACCATACCATAGTTTGTTCGCCTGTTGCGCCAACACCGACACCAACGCCAACGCCAACACCGACACCAACACCAACAGCTATCATTTCGTGCTGCACATTAAACTTAAATAGAACAATATACAAGGAACCTACATACACACTTAGAACTGATCCTTACGTTCTGACTCAAGACAAGAAATATTTGTATAGTTTTGCAGACAGGACATCAGACGGCAAGCTAATAATTGTCTGGTTCTCAGTAGACAACGCTGGCGATTTAACATATGTAAATGCGATAGATTGGGATTTTAATATTAATTCTCAACTCACAAACCCCGCCAAGAAATGGACTAAAACGCTTCAATGCTTTTTGTCAGGTGATGGCTCTTATCTTCATTTTTTGGTAAATGATACGGCTGCTACGATGTATTCGTATAAACGAGATATTTCGACAGGCATGCTAACGTTCGATACTAGTATGCCAGGGATGGATGGTGTATATTACTCTGGTTATCTTTCTGAATACGTTTATAGAGTTAGAATTGCAAGCGGATACTTTTTTACTTACAGGAGTAGTGCATATAGCAATGCTCTAGATCTTGTCAGACCGGCGGAGAACTTCGATCTGTTAGCAACGCAAGCTTATCCTTTAGCTATGACCAAAGATCAACGTGTTTTAATTGTCATAACAGACAAAGGCACAAAAGCTTTAAGTATGGATCCGGGAAGCGGATCAATAATATCAGTGATCTCATATGGTGTAGGTACTGGCAGTACTAAAACTGGAGATATTTTCACTGATTGCCTCTTATCTCCTGACGATAGATTTATCGTGTCGTTCGCTAGTGACCCGTCCCCTGTATATAATAATTATGGATCTATAAATATTGCCGATAGAGTTCGTTTTCCCGGCCAGCTAAGCTCGACTACTATTCTAACATATTTTAAACCCATAAAAATGGCATGGTCTGAAGATGGTCAATCGCTTTATGTGTCTGGCCTAGCTGGGCAACTCGCGTGTTTTGAATATAATGCTGATCCTACAAAATTCTATTTTAATCCTATCCCAACATATTTTGGTGAATCTTCTACAATAAACATCGTAGCCAACACCTCTGCCCAGAATTTACTTATTCATCCGAATTCAAAAAAGGTCTACCAAGGAAAAGACAATCTTAACACTACAAATACTGTGTTAAGCGGAGGCATGAAAATTTGGGACAGGACGCCTTGTGTTATAGACCCACCACCAGTCGGCACCATACCTTCTTTTCCAGCTTCTGGCGGAATAGTAAAAGTAAGTTATGCCGAAGAGAATTTTGGAAAAACATTAGCTGTTAGTGGAGATGGTAAAGTCTTAATAGTAAGCGCACCAATCGCCTCGACGGTATTCCAAAACACGACCATCAAACAATGTGGTGCTGTTTATATCTATAAACGTGATGCAAATGATATTTGGGTGGGGGTACAAAAAGTATACGCACCTTATCCTGTAGCGAATGCTAATTTCGGAGAAGGGTTAGCGATATCGCATGATGGAAGTACAGTATTTATTGGCCAACCAAATTATGGCGTTGGCTCAGTGATGGTCTTTAAAAGAATAGATAGCAAATATGTCTACGATAGCGAGTTGGTTATCACGCCAGACATGCGGATACGTCCTACAGCCTCAAAGGTGCCAAATTGGGGCTACAGATTATGTTGTACCCCAGACGGTCTCACTGTAGCGACTGTTTCTCCCAACCACATCGTGCCCGGAGACCATACAAAACAGTTTGATGATTGGACCTATCCATTTTATACTGGCGTACACACTGGCGCTGACATATTGAAAATCAATATCTATACAACCGGAGGAACATACCTTGCGGGTTCAACACTCATGCGTCGCTACCAAAACGGCGCAATAGAGTTGCTAATAGATCCGAAGTTAATTAATGGCACGATTACAGGCGGCGTAATTTATATAGAAGACTATTCTAATTTAGCTCCGTGGTTGAATGGCTTCTATAGAAGTGGTGATCTTATACCTGGAAACAATACTCCTTACATTCAAGTACAACCGATAGGGAGTGACGGTTTTAGAACGACTAACGATCCAATAAGCACGTATGGTGGTAATATTGCTGTTTATCAATATAATGACACTGGTACTGGTGAAACATGGGTTAAGACAGGTTTAATGTCTTGTACATTCCCAGAATTGTCAAATAATAGCGGCGACTACGGTACTTCATTATCTATCAGCGATGACGGCCTTAGATTATTAGCGAGCTATGGCTATAACGCTTTATCCTCATTTTTATTTAAAAGACCGAATCTATCGACTAATTTTGTCGCGACTAACTATTTAGCCTTAGCGGCTGGCGCCATAACTAATAAATCAATTTTTGGCCTAAGCGGCGATGGTAAAGTAGCAATGTTAGACTATGGCTTATATTATTTAGAATCTTTATCTGTCCCATACTATATCATCACAACCCCGAGCGCGATATTAAAGAATGAAACACTTAATGGGGTAGAATCACTTGCTGCAGGTGCTAACTATTTAACAAAAGGCGCAGCCGATAGATACCAAATAGTTTCCGACCAAAGCGACGCCCCGAATAATTATCGTAATAACGAAACCTTTTATTATGATTTACGATATGACGGTATCCCTGTCGCAGATCAAAAGTACCGTTCTACTTCCGTTTATAGGGACTCTTTAACCTTCTTTGTTGGTAACGATCAATCAGTTAGTAGAGATGGTAGTGTATTTATAAGATCTTTTATAAATGGCGGGTTAAGATCAGTATTGTTTAACCAGAGTAATAAGCAAATAATAACTGCGCCGGCTGGTACAAGTTGGTTTGGTGGCCAAGTTGAAATGAACCCAGACGGTAGATTTTTTACTGCTACTTGGGGTAAGCGTTTAGATGCTAGCCTTGGCGGCAGTGTCGTGCTTGGCAAATGCACATATGCAAGAACAGGCAAACGATTTTTTATTCAGATGGAACAACGAAGTCTCTATAATAACGTTCCAGCCGTGATTTATCCTATCACTAACCTTACGATACCTGGATCATACGTTACAGATACGAAATGTTTAGGCCAAATTACTAACATTTACGGAACGGACGCCAATTTACTTGGTATATTTAGGCAGCTAGATGAAGGATTGCAAAATAGCGGACCAGGCCAATGGCACGAAGCGTGGCTCGCCGGTCCACCATATGATAGAAGCGTAATATTTTCATCGAACGCCACAGGGACAAATGGCCCAGTAACAGGGAAAGCTAGCGTTGCAATTAGTGAAGACGGCGTTTCATTTGTGGTTGGCTCGCTATTCTCCAACAATGGGACTGGCGCGATAGAGCTTTATACCAGAGATGTGACAAAGGATTATAACAGTTATACTGGCTGGGATAACACAAAAGCCTCGATCTTCATGGGCGCTGACTTTTTGGCAGCAACTGTCGATAAGGCTAAATTAAAATATCCATTATTTGGATATTCTGTGTCTATACTAGGCACTGTTGGAAACAGATGGATCGCTGTAGGAGCTCCTAAAGCTTACGATGGTAAAGGATTGGTATGGATCTGGCGTGTAGATGAGCGTGACCCAGCGACACCAGACACATATATCTTAATGGGAGAAAATGTTACCGAGGGCTTTGGTACGGCAGTAAAAATCTACATTAATCCAGACACATTATATATGACATTAGCTGTCGGCACAGACACAGGGCTGGTTAAAATGTACGCTAAAACCGGGCCTAGCACCACACCATTTGAAGCTACTGGTATAATTGTGGCGCCCGACGGCAAGGCTTCTGGCTTCGGTAGAGAAATTAAAACGACTAGAGATGGATTGGCTAATATCGTAATTACGGCGCCACTGTCGCCATACCAAGGTACTAAAGAACTAGTTGGTGCAATATATGTTTATTCATCAGACGGCACAACATTGCTAAAAACATATAGGCCTGAATCGCCGCAGAATAATGACCAGACAGGCGATAGAGCTAGCGACAGATTCTTTACGACAAGTGGTGTTACTAAATACGGTTATAAGACGATTACAGCTATTGGTTCGCCTGGTCGAAATAATGGCAGCGGCCAGATAGAAATCACTTTCGATGATCCTTATCCTTAAAAGAGCTTAAATTTATGAAGTATGGACCACACAAATACTATGCCTCGATACTTGGATATCAGACCTCATCTTATGCTGGAAATGATTATCCTCTCATTACGTCAAAAGCCGGTGTTTTCGATTTCAGCAATTACTCCGCTGGTTTTTCTTTACCATATTTTAAAATGTCGGTAAAATTGCAAACTAGGAGCAATGGCCCATTGCTCGGGGACGTCGCAAATGGCCGATGGCAAGAGCTTAATTTCTCATTCTTAGCAGGTAAAGTGACAACCGTTTCACAAATCGCGGAATTTATAAATTCACAATTAGTATTTGTTAGGGCTTCAGTGGGTTCTGATCAAAGACTCGTATTAACTGCCGATAGATGCACGTCGAATCCAGACGAAGAAGCTGCAGTAGACTTTTTAGTAGTTGGCGGTGATACAAGGCAATTTGATGCTCAGCGATCTAATTTGTCTTCGAATGCCATCACGTCAGCTTCTATCTTTCCGCTGGCTAGAGTTGGCAATACCGATTTCGGAAACCAGAACATTTGTAATTCTGGGTTTGGCTTTTCAACTTCGATCTTGGGTAATGCGATGTGCCCGAGTATTTTCCCAAATAATGCTTCAAGGTCTCAGACATTAAACACTTTAGGTTACATCACGTGTTGTGATGGTTATACTCCAAATACAATCCACCAAAGGGGGGTATGGGACTTAGGAGGTCAGACAAACCCTATCATCTTCATAAAGATGTATAATAGAAGCACTATCATCTATAACAGTGATGCGCCAGATGGCTTAGTTATACCTGTCTACTCTGGTATTCTTGCTGTTAAATTTACCAACAAAAAATACACATCTGAAGAAATAGCCTACACCATAAATATAGCTTTAAGTGAGATTTCTCCTTGCAATGGATTTTTTAACTATAAGCAGGCCTGTTCTACAGCGGATGGCACTATTCCTTTTAAAGCTACTGTCAGCCCAGACGGAAGGATTCTAATTTGCCAATCATTTTATGAACTATCCATAAGCGGTTCGAATAGTTATCTCGACTATATATTCTCATTCGATAAAATCGAAGAAAACCAGACATGTAAAGTTAAAGCTGGATATGTGTTATCGGATATTCCAAAAGGCTGCGCTATGTCTAATATAAGCGAGGCTAAAACAGAAGCAGAAATTAAATCAATAGTAGAAACGAAAAAAGCTAGAGCTGCTAATTTTCAATATGACGTTTATGATTATACTCCTGAAGCGATTGTCGAAAAAATAAGCGACTACACCAGTCGAGGTATAAGCTACGCTTTGGCGCCAACGCTCACTGGGCCTTTGTCTAATAGCGCATATACATTAGGTAATAATTCGACTTCTATATCTTCTGCGCAATGGACAGCTAACCAATATATAAGCAATTCTCAATACGCTGAATTCTGGACAACCGTCAGTTTAAATGAAGAAGATATAAAGGCCGTTATTGGCCATAATAAGAATATTATAAAGGTGTTGTCAGTATCCGCATCTATTAAGGCTTCGTGGAATTATTTCGGTCATATAGCCGGAGCCTACATTACTTATCCCTTTTATAACTGGGCGCTTGTCTTAAACACCAGTACATATTGTAAAGTCCAGCCTCTTAAGAATGCCGATACGATTTATTTTACTCAAAGCGGAATACAATGTAGAGATTTTGGGGCTGATTCATCTAATAATGTTTTACCCTCTTGGGATGGTAATACAGAATGCTTACAATATATTAGATCTAGAAATAAATCATGCAACACCGACCCAGCTCAAATAAGCACAGTAGAAATACCAAGAATATATGGCGAATATCGCATCGGTGTCGTTTTTGATTGGAGATTGTGGTCAAGATATAATCCTAATGGGGTAAATAGTTCGGATTTCACAGGCGCTTTCGCCATACCGACTATAACATTTAAAGTAGCTTACTACTAGGTTGAACAGTGCTAACCATAATTCAATATTTCGATGGTAAAATAGACTATACAAGCATCTTTAACATACTATCAGTGTTCGGCCAAGAACAACGCCAAGAAATAATTGTAATCCATAAAACTGACCATAAACCTAATATGGTTTTAGATGGTATACAGTTTATGGAACTAAGAGAAAATGCAGCGACCAATGCTGCATCATTAAATCATATCATAAATAGCCGAGCATCGAATTTTGTGCTCTTCATAAACGGTTCAGCATATTTTTTACCAGGGTTTTATGAAAGCATATTAAATTTTATCGCTACTAATAAATCAGACATAGTTTCTATCGACTCTACTATAATTGATATAGACCTAAACTGTGATATCGACAACACTAAAACTGGAAGATTAACCTTTGATCCCGACTTTAAGATAATCAGAGAGAAAGATAGCACTTCCGACTTAACCATCTTAAACCCATCAGCTTTTATTTTTGATATAAATATTTTTAGACGTGCTGAAGGCTTCGACATTCCTCTAGTATTAGGGGCAGAAACTGCTATAGCATTATCGATAGATCTAGTTAGAAGAGGAAGCAAGATTTATTTTTATGATGCTTTACCTATAAAAACAGATTCTAAGGCATTTTCTAAAAACGAAGAAAATGTAAAATACTTAAAATCACAATATGGCTTTGACATGGCTGGTGATATTTTATCGCAGCCAATGGCAGAGAGAAAACGCATTGTAGGAAACTATATGCTTTTGGATGATTATTATGCTCGTTTTTTTCCTAATTTTATAATAAACAGAGACTTAAAAAGAAAATTCCGCGACAAAAACGTCGTGGTTTTGTATCCGGGCGTCTCTCTAGAAGATATAGCGCCAATAAATATTTTTCACTATGATTATGTTATAGGCATCGATTTCGCTGGCAGGATTTTTAAATGTGACTTCGTTTATACTCAGGAGTTACACATATTATCAGATCTCCTGAGCACATATAATAAGCAGTCTTTGATAGCACCTGATTATATATATGATAAAATGCAAAATAAATTCGTTTTATTAAGAGATGTTACGAATAAGGTAGCCGCTATCGACACTACTACAGATAAAAACAGCATAATGACCACAGGTCTTTATTTTCTTGACAATAACCCTCTTATCTGTTTGACTCATATGTTAATATCAGCTAAACCCAAGAGGATCCAAATATTAGGGGCGGACTTCAAATGGTCGAAGGGTAAAAGCCATATCACCAGCAGCTATTACAATAATGGGTATTATATTGCGGAAAATGAATACCATCGTGAAGACTATGTGAATTCATTAAATTTATTAGGGAATCTTGGCGAGTTAGCAGAATCGCTCGGTGTAGCATTGATGAGGAATCATTATGTCTGATATTACTATTTTAATAATCGTATCAATGCTAATGATTATGATGTCGCTTATTATGATATTATTGGTGCAATCGACCATATTACTAAACAAGATTATAAATACAGATAAAAATGAACCATCGAAACACAACGACCAACACACTATCGGTTATCAGCAAGTATCTAATGAAAAAGAATCCGTAAAAAAATTCGAAACACTAAAAGTTCCCGATCTAGATCCATTCTCTATAGCGCCAAATCTAAAGAAACCGCCTAAGTCAGCTGGCGGTTTTGGAAATAAAACCGATCAAAATGATCCATGATTTTTCGATAAAAAAACTTGTAAATGATTCGAAATTGATTACTCAGAAACCAAAAGTTCCAGAGTTAATAATCAAAGCGCCTGTTCATGTCATGCCTGCTATAGCATCAATTAGAATCGAAGAAAAACCTCAAAGAATAGAAAAGATTATACCTAAACCGCAACAAGAAGAGCCGATTGAAAAACCAGAAATAATAAAACAATTATATTCTGGAGAAATAATACCAGATGAGAAATATGCTGAGTATCACAAAACCATATATGATAAGAAATATTACGAAGCTGTTAAGACAAAAGAAGACTTAGTGTTGGGGATATTTGAGACCCCACCTAGGATAAAATCTTTACCTAAAGATGGTGAAGTATATAGAATGGGCGATTTAATTTCTCTCGAAAGGAAACCTACTATGCCGCATCTTGGGCTTGATATTGGTACAAAAACTATCGTTGCTTCGTTTAAAAACAAGAACGGCGATATAAATTATATTTCCGAGATTAATGGGTTTTGGCCTTTTGAAAGAGCTACAGCATTTATAGAAAACATGCTTAAAGATCCGACAAAAGTCCGATCCGATGGCACCAGCAGACCAGCACATTATTTTAAACATGAAGAATCGAATCAGCTGATCGTACTAGGACGAGACGCCGAAGAACTTGCTTATTCTAAAAATGACACAATGAAAAGACCGATGGCTGAAGGCGGCATCACCCCCGACGAAATGTCGATGACTGTGTTAAGTAGTATAATACATGGTATTTTAGAAACAGCAGAGAGAGATGTTGGTAAGTTCGATAACAATCTAACATTGTGTTATTGCACAACAGCTCCTGCTTTAAATAAAACAAATAATATCGAATATCATGAAAGAGTTATCGATATTATACTTAAAAGCTATAATTCTCAGAGCGCCATAAAGCTTCAAAAAATAAAAGAGAGTCATGCTATAGTTCTTAATCAGAGTCCAGATGGCTCTGGTATCGGCATCAGTTGGGGGGCCGGCACAGTTACCGTGACATATGTTAAGTATGGTTTAGAAGTTTATAGCTTTTGCTGGGTTGGGGCAGGAGACTGGATAGACGAGAATGTAGCGATTAGGCATGGATATGATGCACATGCCATGAAGAGCATGAAGAAGAGTAGTAAAGAAACCCCCACAACAGTATCTAAGGTTAAAATGGATATAGATCTTACCCCAGGTATACAATATGCAGATAGACTTCAATTAGACATATCGCTGCACTACGATGTGCTTATAAATCAAGTCGTGTCTGGTATCGTTGCCGGTTTTAAGGAAAATGAGGCTCAGGCAAGAATCGAAAATGGCATTAATGTTTACATGGCTGGCGGTACTAGCAGCCCGAAGGGTTTTGCTGAGCGCGTGGCTTTGATATTTAATAATAATGAATTACCTTTCGTTTTAAATAAAGTATCTGTGGCAGACAAACCGCTCTTTACAGTTGCGGCTGGGTGCTTGACAGCAGCAGAGATGTTCGAATAATGAATATAATCCATGTCGATGGTAGTCTGGTAGCGATTCTATTAAAAGAGACTATATATATCATTGACATGGATAATTTTACAGTACATGACCAAACCGGAGCTCGGCTTGCTATTCAAAATATCGATGATTGGTTGTTTAAGAACACCTTATGGGCTCATGGCATTTTTAATTTGAAACTTTTTGTAAATTTCTTCCTACAAGGACGAGAATCGATAGTAATAAAGGACCTTACCACTCTTTTATCAGAATTCGTCGCTCATCTATTTAAAAACGATCATATTGGCGGACTATTAAAAGTATATGATGTTGAATTACTCGATTTAGAAACAATCGACAGAGTAGTTTTGCCAAATCTTAGAGATAATTTCGAAGTACATCGCCAAAAAAATGGTGAATTAGGTCTAGAACTTTTTCTAAGAAGACTTAGAGATCGGATCGCTATATTGAACCCTAATGAAACTAGAGTTATTGATAGCTTTCTTGGTCGGTTAAAAGAGCAGCATGTGGATATAAAGATGGCAACGCCTGACGACCTCATAAATCTCGCCACCATGTTTCTGAATACACAAGAAGTCTACACTTCTAACATAAGATATCCAAATATCATGGCATCTTTCGAGAAGATCAAAGCTCCAAAAGGTAAGAGAAATGGATTAGAAACCGTATTATCTTCATAGTATAGGAGATAATATGGAATATCAGGGCTCATCCGATTTTGTTCATCTTCACTCACACACACTTTACAGTATGCTCGATGGTGTGGCCTCTCCGGCCCAATATGCCGAAGCTTGTTATAAAAGGAAGTATCAAGCGATGGCTATTACCGAACACGGTCATATGGCTAGTGTTCCTGAAGCCTACGCTGCTTTTAAACAATATGGTATTAAATACATTCCCGGGTGTGAGATATACTACAATGATTTCGAACTAAAAAGGCAAGAGCTTTTAGCAAGCGGAATTAATGTTAGATCACAAGAATGGAGAAAAGAGAATCCAGAGCTAGCAGGAAGAATTATCAGAAATAGACATCTCACAGTAATTTGTAAAAACAAGACCGGATTCGAAAATCTCTTAAAGTTAACCACTCAAGCATATGAGACAGGCCTTTTTGGCGTATCTATCAAACAGTATAATCGCATATGGTTCGAAAAGCTGTGCGAATATCGCGAAGGACTCATCATTCTGTCTGGTTGCCTTAATGGCCCTGTGAGTCATGAGTTGCGTACTAAATCGATAGTTAATAAAGCCGGCGATGTTATTAGGGAAATTAGCCGTAAAGAAAGACTAGAGAACGCTATCGCCAACATTAAAAAATTTAAGGAAGCGTTCGGAGAAGACTATTACATAGAATTACAAATGCCTGGAGTAGAAGGCGATATGTTTGTATTTCAGACATCGATCATGTTAGCCGAGCATTTCAAAATTAAGACTGTGTTGGCAAACGATTCACATTACATGGAAAGAAAAGATTTTCAAATCCAGAAGATCATGATGGCGATAGCTCAAGACGTAACTGTTGACTCTCCTGATCTATTCCACACAAACAGTGACGAACAATACTTCAAACAGCGAAGCGAACTGTGGAGTAGATATAATGGCACTGAATATTCAAAAGGATATACTGCTAGAGAATTCGAATTAATGTGTGACCATACTCTTGAAATAGCTGATAAATGCGAAAATATCGAATTCGATACGGACCCAAAAATACCGACCATTGTAGACGCTGATAATGAATTACGGCGTTTGGTCGCATCCAAGCTTATATCACTAGGACTTCATAAAAACGAACTTAAATATTTGATCGATGGACGAGAAGTCACGTACTTAGACCAAGCCAAGATCGAATTAAATCGCTTCATAGAGAAAGGTTTTGCTAGTTACTTCCTGATTACTAAGAATATTATCGAATATGGCAAAGAACAAGGCTGGCCTTTCACAGCTAGAGGCAGCGCTGGTGGTTCTTTGATATGCTACCTATTAAATATTACATCTGTTGACCCGCTTTCTTGGGGTCTTTCGTTTGATAGGTTTTTGGCACCGAGCCGCGGTGGCTATATGCTTAATGTCAAGATGACAAAAGGAGATTAGTTTGCAGAAGTATTTATTACACGCTTTAAAAACACATTTAAAAGTTATGCAAAAACCAACAGAAACATTATGTTGCTTTTCACTAAAATTCATCGATATTCTTGTAGATGACGATAAAGTCAGGATAGAAAAAGAATCTTTCGATTTGCTAATAAACATTATAAACAATATCATTTCCAGTATTGTCGAGACCATCGATCGTCTAGAAAAAGAGGCCACCGATTCAGCTAAAGTACTAGGATCAGCAATGCTTAATACCAGAAATTCTCTTAATTCTCATACGATAGATGTTAAGTCAGTGGGTGTAACTAAGCTAGAAGATAAATATGACAAAGCTATAGTTGAGGTCGCTAAAGCGATGACATTATTTAATTTCTGTGGTCTCTCTGAAGAAATTAAAATAAAAGATGTAAATGGGAACCAGATATGTTAGAAATGCAAATAAACAGATTAGATAATTCTAAAATAAATTCCAAGATTGTCGTTACATTAATTAAGAAGAATGGCAAAAAAAAGAAGACACAACGGCGTGATATCGCATTTAAATTAAAAATGACTGATGATACTATATATAAGTATCAAGCTATTCTAGTAGGTTTATCTGCGATTAAAGATGTTAATCAGACAATCAGAATAAGTATGTTGGGGTTTGAGTCAAACGATTTATATGGCGTGTCAAACGATAAGCAATTATATTATGATGATTTAAAGAAACGTATTATCAAAATATGTCAACGCCATAACAGTGTGCTTTTTGATGCAAACATGCTAGCTTTAGACAATGATTATGTTACTAAAATCAAGAAATATTTAATGTCAAAATCAGAGTATCACGATACCGGCACAGTTTTAATCGATTAAATGCTTAACTACTAGCAGTTGGCAGTATAGTTGAGATCTTCTATATATATTAAGAGGAAGTTATGGACCATAAAGGTGAGTACGATAAATATGCTTTCATCATTATGGAAGCGCATACTGAAAATATTATCAATATAGTAAGACTAAAGTCTAACGAAGAAAGACTTAAAACGATAAAAGATATACGTTCTAAGGGGCAGTATTTATACTATGCCATAACGCACCAAGACGAAAAAACCAAAAAAATAACCGTTAAAAGACCTTTCGTCGTCGATTTTGATTCTGTTCCGTCAGCTGAAGAGTCAAAATGTATTGAAAATGATATAAAGAAGCTTAGCTGCAAAAAATGCGGTAAAAGCTTTACCTCTACTTCTGGGCTTACGAACCATTTAAATGCAAAACATTAAATCTTGGGAAGAAATTGTCGAAAAGGCTAGTGAAATCGTTTCAGACAAACCACAAATATATAAAGACAGGCTAAAATTCGAAATTTATGAGATTGAAAAGCAAGGAGCAGAACGTTACTGGCTAGAATTAGTGACCGACGGTACATCTTTTGAAAAAAATCCGAATCGTTTATTGCTACCATATCTTTTAAATCTTGTGGCTGTAGACCCGATTTCTACAGACCATAGTGATATAATGACAAGCATATCAGCTAATGATGTTCTTAAATACAAAGACAAAAACAACGGTAAAATGCCGACAGGAATCTACAGAGATTCCGACATGCCGGATATCGACATAGATTGCTTGCCAGGGGCCAGAGATCATCTAAAAGAATACGTTATTTCAAAATACGGCCAAAAATCAGAGGATAGTTATGGTTCTGTGTGCAGTGTTGGTACATGGCAAACTTATAAATTCAAATCCGCGATAATTGATGTCTCTGTGGCTCTCGGAATAATGTCTAGATTTGATGCTGAAAGAACGACCACACAATTACCAGAGCACGCTGATGATTTACCAGAAAATGGCATATCAGTCTGCAGAGGTAAATTTTTAAAGGAAGGCGCTGAGACCGAGTGTGGCATTATCCACG